AATTGGATGACGATACCAATCCACAATATGATGTTGAAGCACTTGATCCGGCTCAAAAAGATCGTTTTGAAATTCATGTAGACGTTCCATATAAGCCAGATATTACCTATTTCAAGAACAAATATGGCGATGACATTGGCAAGACTGCCGTAAGTTGGTGGAATGATCTAAATGACAAAGAAAAAGATGAAGTTAGTCCACGTCGGTTGGATTATGCCATCGGTCTTTATGTTAAAAATGGCGATCTGCGTGATGTATTGAACAAGAAGATCAATGTCAGCAAATTGGTTGGTGAATTGAAGAACGGCAATTTCCGCGAACAAATGGAGACGATTTACAAAAATCGTGACCTAGAAAAAGCCAGTGCCTTCATCAAAGACGAAAATAGCTACAACAACACTATCAAATATATCTTACAGGATAAAAACAAATTGGATTTCTTCTTCAAATATGTACCAGAAGAAAAGCAAAGTAATTTGGTAGCTACTGATGACGTTGCCATGAAATATGCGTTCAATAACATGGACAAATACAATGTTATTGTGCAACGTGCAAGTATTGCCAACACCAAAATTGAAAAAGCACTTGCAAAATGGATGAAAAACAAGCCAATGGATGTAACGAATTTTGAAAATTTCTCGTTCTCCAGCACCAAATTAAAATTTGTAAAACCACCTAGAGCAATGGGAACTTCATCGTACAAGAGCTATACAGATATGATAAATAGCGAAATGACTGAATCCACTAGAGGAACTGCATATCGTAAAAATGCGTTTAAAACAATTGCATGGGCATTGTATAATGACAAAGGCTATGGTAATCCAACTCCTACCAATCCATTAACTGAAAAAGAATCTAAATTGACATTGGATAGCTTGAACAGTCTAATTGATAGCATCTATCAATTTGAAAATTTCAAAGAATTGCCACAAGTTTATGGTCTGGTATGCGGTGAATATTTAAAACGTTTCGGTAAAAAACAAACTTATAACAAATTGAGTCGCAAAGTACAAGAATTCTTGAACCTACATGGTAATTTGTATATCTAAATTATGATTAGCACAGAAAAATTCTTTCAGATTGCACAAGACTTGGAGATTTATCACGGTATATTTTCAAGAATTTGGCAAATGGGTAAACCCATATCTGATCCATCTATACCCACCGCCGCTGTCCGATTTGATCGGGAAGGTGGGTTTTTTAGCTTTTGTTTTAATCCAGATTATTTCAAGACACTTGATGATTATAATTTAAAATTTGTCATTTGTCATGAAGCACTGCATGTTATATTAAATCACGGATATCGTGGTTATGGATTGGAGCCTCAATTGGCTAATATATCAATGGACGTTGTTATCAACGAGAGCTTGGTAAATAACTTTGGTTTTGACCGTAATCGTATAACCAATGCAAAAGATTTGTGTTGGTATGATACAATATTCAAAGATGAAGATGTTGAACAAGAAAAGAGTTTTGAGTATTATTATGATTTATTATATAACAAAGTATTAGATTCTGCATCTGGTGGCGACGTGGATAGCGAAGGTAATATGAAATTACCAAGTTCTATGGGTGGAAATCAAAAAACGGTGGATCAACATGATGGATTTGGTAGCGAACATCAAGATCAAATTGATGAAAAGTTAGATGATGCTTGCGATAAATTGAGCAGTGATGAACGCAATCAGTTGAAAAATGTAGTTGAAAAATTGTTGGATGATGACACCCGTCAAGGTTTAAATGCAGGAACTGGTACTGGTGGATTGACTAAAATCATGAGTTTGGAAAAGGTTAAAACCAAACGCAAGTGGGAAACTGTAATTAAACGTTGGGCACAGCAGTACATGAAGCGAAATGATAAAAATCATGAGCAATGGGCGCGTATAAATAGACGTTTTGTTACATTGTCGCGTGATATGTTCATTCCTACCGAAATGGAAATTGATAATTTTGAAGAAGAAAAACATCGAATCAAAGTTATATTTTTCTTGGATACATCTGGTAGTTGTGTTCATTTGGCAGATCGTTTTTGGAAAGCCGCAAAAAGTCTTCCCGAAAGTCGATTTGATATTCATTTGTGTTGCTTTGATACCAGAGTTTATGAAACCAGTTTAAAAACCGGCAAATTGTATGGTTTTGGTGGAACATCATTTTATATTCTTGAAAATTATATTCAGCAATACAAAAAAGAAAAAAACAAAGGCAAATATCCAGACGCAGTATTCGTTATTACAGATGGATATGGCGATCCAGTACAACCAGAAGTTTGTAAAAAGTGGCACTGGTTTTTAAGTGAAAATTACAGAGGTTGTATTCCTAAAGAATGTAACATTTACGATTTAAAAGATTATGAATAATATGAAAGCATTTGTAAAAACTAATAACGGAACCTTTCCAAACGTCAATTTTTATTTGGCATGGGAAGCATTCAATACAATGGGTTATAATGCCACTTGTTTTGAAGAACATGAAATTGACAATTTAGATATCACTAAACAAACACCTGTATTTGCTGGAGTGACTGTATTTAGAAAGATTATAGATAAACTGGGAGTTAACTATGCTCCTTATGACTGTTATCCCGAGGATTTAAAACCGTATTATAAGCGTAATATTCGCAGAACAACATTGGGTGAGGTTCGCAAAGAATTCAATGATAATTCAACGCCTGTGTTTGTAAAACCAGTATTACCAAAGGAATTTAATGGCCGCGTATTAAATAGTTGTTTGGATTTGATATCGATGGCAAAGAAAAGCGATGATTTGGAAGTTTATGTATCCGATCCGATTGATCTTTTGTCAGAATACCGTGTGTATGTGCTTGATGGCGACATACTTGGGGTAAAGCATTATTATGGCGATTGGTCATTGGCACCAAAAAAAGAGTTTGTTGAAGAAGTGGTAAGAAGTTACAAAAATGCACCTGCTGCGTATGGTGTTGACATTGGAGTTACTTCCGAATATGATTGTGTGATAGAATCTAATGATGGGTGTAATTTAGGTAATTATGGATTGGACTCTATCCATTATGGAGAAATGATTGTGTCGCGTTGGACGGAAATTGTAAATGAAAAACGTTCTACATCCAGAAGTAAGTTTGAATCTGTCAGTGCGTATGCACAATCAATTCGAAACAATAAATTTGACCTAAATACATTTATCAAAAAAGCATAAATATGAAAATTTACGAAGATCAATTGACAAAAGTACATACCGCAACGGTGTGTGATATTACACACACTGAAGCATGTGCTTCTTTGAAGTTAAATTTTGGATATGGTAGTAGACACGATGGCATTGAATTGCATATGGATTTAAATGATGAAACATCTGAAGAAATTCTGCAATTGTTGATTAGTAAATATGGTGCCGAGAAAATCAATAGTCTAAAACGAGATTATTTCGAATAATGTATCTATTATGAAATTACAATATCAACTTGATAAAGATAGTGCCGAGTGGTGGATGCAATATGAAATTGCACGTTATGGAAATTGTGCAGCAGAAAGTATTGGATATTGTTATGCTGATGCATTTGAAATGAGTGTATTAACTGCATTGAATCGCAATATAGTTGTTGACCACGAAACTATACAAAAGTTTTCCAAGATAACCGTCAACAACGTTTTTCCATTGTTTGACGCATCGCATGAATTTTATATTTTTGTAGTTGCCTATGGCAGTGAAATACTTAAATTTTTGACTGATTACAAAACAAAATCAAACAAATATTTAATTGATATAATTTCCAAATTTGTAACAACCAACTATTATTACTATTTTTGTTCATTTGGTGATTTGGTATTATTGTTTCCAGACAATACTGTGGATGACAGTGCCCAATTGGAAAAATGGTGTGATGAAGTTATTGCTGCCAATCCAAAAGCAGTTGCCGATTATAAAGGCGGCAAAATGGGAGCATTGAACAGTTTGAAAGGTCAAGTAATGAAACTAAGCAAAGGCAAAGCCAAAATTGATATCGTTGGAGATATTCTATTAAAGAAAATATGACAGAAAAAGATATAGACAAAATAGCAAGACAAAGTGCCAAAAAATTGAAATTACCATCACGTCGCATGAGAATTTTAAAAGAATGGTGGGATCCCATATATTGGACTATAGTGTTAATCACTACTTATTGGTATTGTCGTGTAATGTATAAAATTGTTCCAAAAAAATATAAATGCAAATATAAATTTTAATACACATATGAAGTTTGTCATAATTAATAATATGCAACTGACTGTATTTAACCCAAATTAATATGAAGAAAAACACAAATAAAACAGAAAAAAAGAAAATGTATTGTCTAAGAATCATGGACGATTATGGTGAATTGTGGCTTGGGCATAACAAAGAACCAATTGCATTCGTTCATTGTAATGATGCAAAATTCAGAAAAGAATATCAATCATTTATTTTTGATTATCTAAATGTTGATTTGATTTGTGAAAGCATCTATGTAGAAGATGATGATTTACAAGAAAAATTGTGGAATGAAAGCGGCGATGAAAATGCAATTGCCAAATTATTAAAAGATGAAATTGATAAATTGCCATGAAAATTATAAGTAACAATACGCGATATGGTTATACAAAAAACACATTGCGTGTTCATGCTAGAGAATTAAACAAGTTTAACGAAGGATATGAAAACAATATCCTTTTATGTGAAGGGTATATTACTGCACTTTTTAAAAATAAATTAATCAATAATTGTGAAAAAAAATGGCTACATAAAATTTATGTAGAACATGTTTCTAAGGACGATGGATTGGGGGAAAGATATGGAATTAACAAAAGCGGAGAAATTGAAGATTACAACGAAGATGAACTAACATGAATGATGATGAAATAATTAAAAAAAATAAAGAAATAGCAAGACAGTATGGTTATACTGATTTTGATTTTCTTTTGGGTGACATTATAAATTCCAATGGAGATAGAGAATATGAAGGTCGGAAATGGCACATGTCAAAACCCGGAGAAGATAAATGGCATATATTACCAGACTATATATTTTCTAATAAGATATTATGAAAGTAACGGTTGCTCCAATTTATGAAAAACAAAATGATCCAAATGGAGTATATATCAATACAACAAGTCGGTCTACTGATGAATGGACTAAGCAATTAAGTCCTTTTTATTTGGGGCCATGTGAATTGTATGAAGGTATAATTGCTAAAAATATGGAAAATGCATGGCAATTCAGTAAAGTATATGATTGTCATGTTGATGCCAATGATGATCCAACAATACAATATTTTGAATGGGCCGTAAATGGATGGAATAGTAATTATGCTCATAGATATCCAATGGGCAAAGGAGCGAAACCTAAATACAGTTACTGGAATGAACATAAATTATCTTATATTGAAGCTCGAAAACATATTTATGTTCCATTATACGCAAAGGCAGTTCTTAAAACGGATGCATATAAAAAATTACAAGATATTATAGCATCTGATAAACATTTATATTTGTTGGATTTTGATGCATACAAGCACCGTGAACAAAATATGACAATTACTGATGTATTGAATTGCCCTGATAAAAAAATGGGCCATGCATTTGTGTTGTTTATGATGTTAACAGAAGATAAAGCACTACACGATTGTAATTTAATATACAAATAATTACCATGAGAAGAAGAACATTTCTAAAGACAATTTTTCCTACAATATTTGTCCCCAAATTAATTATACCTGTATGGAAAACAATCAAACCAATTCATTCATTTGATAAATTTATATTTCCACAAATTAATAGAGTATTTCCCACTCTTCTAGTCAATGAATTGGTTAGTGTTCAACCAATGTCTATGCCAAGTGCTCAAATATTTTATATGGATTTTGTAACAACTAGCAAACGTGACGATGATCGTTTTTCAACACTTATTTAAAAAATTTTACATTTTGAAAAATTTAAATCTATTTATAAACTCAACAACGATACTTTATACATCAATTCACTGTCGATAAATGGTGCATTGATTTTCTCCCTAAAATACAAAAAAAGATTTGAAACCGCTAAAAACGGTCTTCAAGTCTTTTTTCTTTGTGCCGTCAAAAACTTTTCTGAAAAAGGCGTTGACATTCGCACCAACATTGTCTAAAGTATCTCCACAATTGAGATGCATACAGCAACAAACCTCCACGTCTAAAGGAAAAAACTGCATCTCGCTCAAAAAATAATTTTGATACTGACAGCAAATAAAGTTTAACAAAAACAACGTATCTAGTAAAACATATGAATAAGACCAAGAATACTTATAACAAGCCAAACATGACCAATCCTCTTGTTGCCGGTATGGCTGCCGCAACTAATATTGCATTCACTGCAAATGGTGCAAAGAGCAATGCATCGTCTCTCGACGCTTGCGTTGATTTCTTCGGAAAGGGTGCCGCAATGCGAGCACAGTCTGAAACCGCAGTAATTGATCTTTTCCGCAAGTCTTTCGCTCAGGATCGACTTGTTGCATTGAAGACTCTTTTCTATACCCGTGACGTTCGTGAAGGTCAGGGTGAACGCAAGACTTTTCGTACCATTATTCGTTGGCTTGCAACCAATTATACCGATATTCTCGTAAAGAATATCAACAACATTGCATTTTTCGGTCGTTGGGATGATCTTTACTCCCTTGTTGGTACTCCTGCCGAAAATGCAGCATTTGAAACCATTGCATTCCAGCTTCGCAAGGATGCAGTTGATGCATCCGAAGGCAAGCCTATTAGCCTTTTGGCTAAGTGGTTGAAGAGCGTTAATACCAGTTCTGCTGAAAGCCGTGCGCTTGGTTACAAGACTGCTAAAGCTCTTGGTGTAACTCCAAAGCAGTATCGTCAGGCTATTGCTGCTTTGCGTAAGCATATTGACGTGTTGGAAACCAAGCTGAGTGCTGGTAAGTTCAACGAAATCGACTACGAAAAGGTTCCTAGCAAGGCTAGTTTGTTGTACCGCAAGGCTTTCAACAAGCGTGATGGTGAACGCTATCGAAGCTATTTGAGTGCAGTCGAAAAGGGTGAAGCTAAGATTAATGCGAGTGTTCTTTATCCATATGAAATCATTCGTCCAATTGAACAAGGTCGTGAAAACGATCCTACTGCGTTGAAGACGCTTGATTTGCAGTGGAAGAATCAGCCAAATTGGCTCGCTGATAATCCTCATATGGGATTGGTTGTTTGTGATACCTCTGGTAGCATGAGTGGTCAGCCTATTTTGGTGAGTGTCAGTCTTGCAATTTATTTTGCAGAACGTAATGTTGGTCCTTTCAAGGATACTTTCATTACTTTCAGTGAGCATCCTTCGTTGCAGCGTATCACGGGACAAACCATTGCCGAGAAGGTACGTGGACTCAATCGTAGCGGTTGGTCTATGAATACCAATTTGCAAGCATCCTTTAATCTTATCTTGAACACCGCAATTCAGAATAAGATTGCTCAAAAGGATATGCCAACTGCTCTTTATATCATCAGTGATATGCAGTTTGATATGGCGTGTGGTAGCAATACCATGACGAACTTTGAAGTTATCAAGGCTAAGTATCTTGCGGCTGGATACGAAATGCCACGTTTGATCTTCTGGAATGTCAATGCGTCGGGTGGCGATATGCCTGTTACGGTTAATGACCAAGGTGTATGTTTGGTTAGCGGATGCAGTCCTAGCATCTTGAAGAGTGTATTGTCTGCAAAGACCTTCACTCCAGCAGATGTTATGTTGGAAACGCTGAACAAGCCTCGTTACGATGTCGTAACTGTCTAATAACGAGTTACATAGTTTAACACAAAAACCTCCGATAGAAATATCGGAGGTTTTTTATTGCACAAATTTTTGATAAAAAAATTTCAATTTGGAATATGATAATTATATTTATACTTGTTAAAATTACCAATTAAATTTTATGGGTGAAGAACTTGCTGAACAATTACAAAAAGAATGGAGAGAACAAGTGTTGCAACGTCTAAATAATTTAGCCGATGGACAAGAACGTTTGAATGAAAAAATTTCAAGTTTTGAAACTACGTTTGCAAGAGAATCGCGTCTTGAAAAAATTATTAGTGATCAACAATTGATCAATCATAGTTTACAGGAACGAGTTCATAAGCTCGAAAATGTATATATGAAAGCAATTGGTGCTGGATTTGTTATTCAAATTGTATTTGGTATCGTAATTGCTTTTTTAACACATAAATAAACAATTAGGTCCATTTTTGATCTTTTAGTATATCTTTGATACAATCTTTGTCTTTTTGATCCATTACACGATCCAATTCTTCCAATACTTCGCCCAGTGTGCATTGTTTGTTACCCAATTCACACTTTAATTTGAATGTTTCAATAGTATCCACAACCTTATCCAAGGTTTCTTTATATTTGTTGTGTTCTTCTACATTTACCAATTTGCTAATTTCTACTGCTTTTGGAGTCAATCCTTTGATTAATTGCAATATACCGCTTCCGATAACGTTAAATACACTAAATACTGCTGCGGCAATAGGATTGGTTGCACTGGCAATACGTAACAATAAAAAAACTACAACGAATATTAATATTGCTGTAATACTGGTAAATACAAATCTTTTTAATCCCCACCAAACAGCATTTAGTCCAAAATTGCCACTCATTTCATTTACAGTGGCTTGAGCGTTGTCGCCTGTTCTTGCAATGTCTTTGGATTTAGCGATTAAATCGCCAATTTGCTGTTCATATTTGGTTTTGAGTTCAGTATTGGCTGCTTGTAGCTCTTTTACTTCTTCATCTTTATTAGCTAATAATTTCTTGCCCTTTTCCTTTTCCTTTGTTACTTCACTATTTAACAAATCTACAATTTGTGTTATTTTGTTCATTTCATCCAATTGTGGACTACCTACAATGCTCATTATTCTACCATTCAACAACAATGCCGTGGCAACTGGCTGAGTAACATTGGTAACTTGATTCAATGAATAATTAATACCATAACTAAATGTTGCCGCTTGATTTAATTTATCTTGTTCACTTTTTGCAATATCCGTTTTTGTGGTTTCACTCTTTTGAACCACTTTATCTAATTTATCTTGATTTTTTGTATTTTGCTTGGTATTTGGTGAAAACAAAGCACATCCACTCAAAAAAATAACAACACAGAGAAATAAAGCATAGAATTTTTTCATATAAACCCTTTTTTTATAAATATTAGGTAAAATGTATAAAACTCAAATTTAAAAAATCTTGACGTGGCAAACTGTTCTGATAGCATAAGCAACATGAAAAGATTTCTTCAAAATCTACGCAGCAAGATTAAATTCCGGATTTACGATACACAATGGTCAGCGTTGTATTCTAATACATCATATGGTATTTATTTCACTCGGCGAGCCGCTGAAAAAGCATTGGATATTTATCCCAATGACAGTGTTAGATTTAGAAAAGATAGCAACGATATCGATGAATTAATTAAAGAACGTAGATCTATCGTTGAGATTGATTTAATTAATATTTTTATTAATACTTTTTTCAAACCCACTAAACAATGCAGAATTTATGGAGTTACATTCTTAATAAATTCAACGAATGAAATTGTTTTCAGAAACATTTCGTTTCGCCCTGTTGATATTGCAGACGCGGAAAAGATGCCTATTAAAAATCTAATATTAGATTCAATAAATTCCAATTATATTTTTATTGAATTTAATAATTCGATAAAAACTCCATCGGAGGCAATGAATTCCGCGTATGAAATCGTTGACCAACTAAAAAAGACAAATGTAATAAAACATACAGCACCACACAATCTCTGAATGCAAAATGTCTTGACAATCTATTGCTCATCAATATGATACGCATTTATGAAAGATGTAACTGGCAAAGAAATCTCTATCGGAGACAAAATTGTATTTATGTATCGCCGCAATCATGGCAGTGAATTGCATGTTGGTCAAGTTGTTGGATTTAGTCCAAAGACGGTTCGTGTCGAATATCAAAATATGTGGAACAACGTTTCAATTGATCTAAAACAATCCTCATACGCCCCACACAATATTGCCATTACCGATAAAGCTGCTCAACTATGAAAGATTTTACTGACCGAGAAATTAAATTGGGCGATACTGTTCTTTTTTATTCAGTTGGATATAAAAGCATGTATCGTGGCCGTGTATATAATATTGGCGAAAAAATGGTATGTGTGGAATATAATCCATACACAAACCATCCATTAAATGTTTATAAATACAAAGTATATCCAAATCAATGCTGTGTGTTGGAAAGTGAAGATCCAGTTACACTAACAAAAATTTCAAGAATACTATGACTATTGATACTGAAAAACTAGCTAAACTACTTGCACTAATAGAAAAAACTGCTGCATACAAAGCGGCGATTGACGCCGAAGATTTTAATGCATATGATTATTCAGGGGGCAATTTTGATGACGCGCATAGTCAAGGAATGCGTGATGGAGAAATTCTCTTCGCCAGAGACTTAATTACGATATTGGAATAACATATGTTACCACTAGTTTTTTATGAAAGTGAGCAATTTGTAAAATTGCGAACCGAATTGATTGCACGATACAACGAAACGCATCGTTACTATCATAATATTTTTCATATTAACGACATGCTTAATATTGCAATGGGTTGCCGCCCATCAAATATTGGCATCGCAAATTTGATTATTTGGTATCATGATGCAATTTACGATCCTCAACGTAAAGACAACGAAGAAAAAAGTGCCGAGCTTGCAATTGATCAATTAAAAGATCATCTTTCCAGTGATGATGTAGATACAATTACTAGTGGAATTTTGTTGACCAAGCATCAGTTCAGTAGCAACATGCTTACAACCGATATGTCCATTATTATTGATTCAGATTTGTATATTCTGAGTCACGATTGGTGTTATACAGCATATGCCCGTGCTATTCGTAAAGAATATTCATATTTGAATAATGCTGAATATATTGCTGGACGAAAACGATTTTTGGAAAAAATGTTGCGTAAAAATTCTTATTATGGAGTTTTAAAGACTCGTAATTACATGGCAAAGAAAAACATGCAGATGGAATTGGATTATCTAAATAAAAACGTACTACTATGAAATTGAATAGAACCAACGTGGCCCTCGCCGCAAGTGCGGCACTTGTTGCAGCACCAATTATTGTTGCTGAACATGCCCATCGTGGGCTAAATACATCAAATATAACAAATGAACTAAGTATATTTTTCATGAAATGTGCATTTGGATTGTTTTTGCTATGTTTTTGCATGGAGAAGGAACAATGAAAATCTGTATTTATCCCGGCAGTTTTGACCCTGTAACATACGGTCATATTGATATTATTGATCGTGCATGCAATACATTTGATAAAGTTATCGTTGCTATTGGCATCAATCCAAGCAAGAAATATACTTTTAGTGTAGAAGAGCGTATTAAATTCATCAAGAAATCTGTAAAACGACCATTCAAAGTGGAAGTTATGAGTTTTACAGGATTGCTTGCCGATTTTGCTTATCAGCAAAATGTAAAAACCATTATCAAAGGTGTTCGTAGCAATCAAGATTTTGATTATGAAAGATTGTTACATGAAGTGACTGTTACACAACAGGCAGGTATTGATACACATATACTAATTGCCGATCAAAAATTGAGTCATGTAAGTAGCAGTGCCGCAAAAGAATTGTGCAAGCACCAAGGATTGGTTCACGAATATGTTCCTTATTGCGTAAAAGCAGCATTGGAACAAGAAATCAACAATCAATTTATTCTTGGAATCACTGGTTCGATTGGAATGGGCAAGAGTTATGTAACTCAACAATTGATTGAACATTTTTCCAAACGAATGCACGTTTTGCATGTAGACTTGGATACAATTGCACATGAATTGTATACACGAACTGAGCCAGTTTATATTGATTTCCAAAACACTGTCAAAGACGCATTTGGATTGACTGTGGGTGATTCAGTAGAAATGCGTAAGAAACTTGGAAATATTGTTTTCAATAATGAAAATGCGTTAGCTAAACTAAATAATCTTGCACGGCAACCATTACTTACATTGATGCGTCAAAAAATGTATGGTTTTCAAGGATTGATTTTGTTGAATGGCGCATTGTTGGTCGAAGCCAATTTTCTTCCATTATGCAACAATAATGTTGTAGTGGTAAATACAGGTATTACTGAGCAAATTGAAAATCTAAAAAATAGAGGATTAACAATTCAACAAATTCAGCGTCGTATTAATTGTCAATTGACTAATAATGAAAAGATCAACATCATCAATGATGCAATTTTTAATAATCTCTATGGAACACTAATGCCATATAGCAATAGCAAAAATAACAAACCTGAAGTATTTGAGTCATTGACTCGACTTGTTTCTGAAGTAATTCACTTACGATAATATGAATGCAATATATGAACTAATAGTGCCGCTGGAACAAGTTCCAGACGAATCTAACGTCAGAAAAATTACAGGAGAAAAAACATATACTGTAAAACGAGATATTAAAATTTATACAAATCTAGCAGATGCACCAAATAAAGAAATTGAATGCGCTACTGATTGTGTGTTTTTGATAGATGACCGTGCTAATATTTCGATGGAAGACAAAAATAAAAAAGTCGTCTGGATAGTAGATATTGAAACGTTGCATGCATATCTATCCAAAGTTAGACATGATGATTTTTACACCTAAGCATTGACAACGTGAACCCACACTGTATAGTAGGTATATGAAATATTTTCTTGGATTTGACACAGAAACTGGCGGCATCGGTGATGATAAATCACTGTTGACCGCATATTTTGGATTTTACGAACTAGTAAATGGTAAATTCAATAAGTTGGATGAACTTGATTTGAAGATCAAGCCCAATGATAATGTTTATCATCTTACTGCCGAAAGTCTTGATATTAACAAAATTAACATTATTGAACACAACAAAGTGGCAGTTTTTGAAAAAATTGCTGGACAACAGCTTTATAAAAAGCTACAAGATTGGCAACTGATTGCCAAAGACAAACTGATTCCTGTTGGACACAATGTAGGATTTGATATTCGTAAACTTACAACTACATTGATTAGTATGGGTAGTTGGGAGACGTTTGTCAGTTATCGTGTAATGGACACTTGCACACTTGCTCAATTTTATCGTATTTGTGGAAAGCTGCCCGACAATCTTAGTTGCAGTCTCGGTCATCTTGCTGGATATTATAAAGTACAAGTTACTGGCAAACATCACGAAGCAAAGTGTGACGTTGAAATGACAATGGGAGTTTTGGAAAATCTAATGAAAAATGCATGAAAGCCCTAATTATATTATCTACATTACTGTTATTGACCGGTTGCGTAAAGTCTGAATATACGCAACTTGCGGATATCGAAGCAGCATTTCCTAATTGTGAAATTAGAAAAATTCCGAATAATTCAGGCAAAACCGAATGGTTGGTGAAGACGCCTGCAAATAAAATTATTTTTATTTATTTTGACTATAGCAACAATCCCGTTTCAATTCCAATGTATTAATTATGACTAGAAAAATTATCGCAAGCAGTATTGCTGCTTTTGTATTAACTGGTTGCTCTGATCTTATATCTACACGTTATATGTCTACTCCAGAATTGGACAGTGAAATTAGAAACAAATATACTAATTGCATTGTAACCAAACTGTCTGTTGTTGGGATTGATAGCGATTCTTATTACCCAAAATGGTTGGTTAAAACCCCGGATAATAATATCATCTTCATTCAAAGACACAGTGAAGGATTGATTGAGCAGCGAATTTTCTAATCTATGAGCGAATACAATTGTGGATGCGGAAATGCAATTCATCCCGAGCGTTATGCGCTTGGATATAAAATTTGTTTGAATTGTGGTGAAAAAGCTGCATCCAAACAAAAGCCATTTGGATATGTCCATTATGGACATAAAACTGCTGGTTCAATCGTAATCACTTCCAAAGCTGGATTTGAAAATTACAGCAAAGTATCATATAGAAAAAATAAAGGAAGCAATATGGGATATGCTTCTCGTTTAACTACATCGTTTTAAATATTCAAATAATATGAATGGTTTAAAACAAAAAATACAATCTTTTTTATGTCAAAAAAATTGGCATAAATTTGAATATACAAAGATTCGTCATGGATTTCATAATCAACATTTGACTTCATGTAAGTATTGTGGTCATATTAAAATCAATTATGTAACAATGGCGAGTGAAAAGGAAATGTGGGATGAGGTTTTTAATTGATGGTGTCGAACGAATATATTATCAAAAAGTTCTTGACGTTTTCGTTTTTTCGTCTATAGTTATAGGCGTAATGAAGATTGATTAAGATAAATCTCTGTTACAAACAACAAAGTAGAAAGATACAAGATAATCTATGAATGTTAAACAACTCGCGGATGTGGCCGTTATTGTTGGCCGTTATCAAACGCATACACTTCACTCGGAGCAAATCCGAATGATTGATGAAGTGGTAAAGCGTCACAATCACACAATCATTGTAATCGGAAACAGTTTGATGCGTGGCACCATTGCTAATCCATTGGATTTTCGTGCCCGTAAAACAATGATTCAGGAAAAGTTTCCAAAAATTGATATTCTCTATATCAACGATATTCCCAAGGATAATGCTCTTTGGAGCAACAATCTTGACAAGCTAATCAAGGACAATATTCGCGCAAACGAAACGGTTGCCATCTATGGCAGCAAAGATACATTTATTACCAAGTATAATGGTAAATTTGCTACGTTTGCATTTGAAGCTAGTAGCTTTGTGAGTGCCGACGAGATTCGTCGTCAAGCATCTACCAATTATCAGCCAAATGAACAATATCGTGCTGGTATCGTAGCGGCACAAGCCAATAGATTTCCCACTGCATATCAAACTGTTGATATTGCAATCGTGGATGATAATGGTCGTTTGTTGATGGGTCGCAAGCCAAATGAAACCAAATGGCGTTTTATTGGAGGATTCAGCGATCCTGCGTCTACTTCACTGGAATCCGATGCTCGGCGTGAAGCTCAAGAGGAAACCGGTGTTGAAGTTGATGAAATCACTTATTTGGGTTCCATGAAAATCAATGATAGCCGTTATATGTTTGAAGTGGATTGTATCAAAACTGCATTTTTCGTAGGAAAATACATTTATGGACGGCCACATGGAAATGATGATATTGCCGAAGTCAAGTGGATTGCTATCAAAGACTTGAATAAGGATGATATTGGCGAATTTCACCATGTTTTGGTTGACATACTCATGGAGAAATTCGTGAACAACCCGGAATTGTATAAAAAGTACGTAGCAAATTAATTAGACGTTTTAAATTCATGAGTATAATAAACCAAGAAATAATTATTGTTGGTTATAGGGAACTGATTAGGGAATTTGAAAATAAAACCGGGTGGTCATCCGCAATTAATGGAGTCTGGAATGCGGATTTCACAAAAACAGTGTTCGATATTGAACTAATTGAAATATTTCAACGAGAACAAGATTGGATTGCTTTTGTATATCCAGACAGCACTGATATAAGAAAAAAGAACAAAGAGTCTTTACTTAAAGAAGAAAATATCGCAAAATTTAAAAATAATGTTGTTTACAGTCTTTATTTAGTAGATATTATTGATTGGATGATATTGAACGGACATTTGCCGGATAAAGGAGAGTTTTTGGTAATGTGTAAATAAAAAAACCATTGACTTTTCTACGATCATTGACTACAGTTAGTGCGTAAGATAACTAAGATACAGATAAGGTTAAATTACAAATATGAAAGAAAATTATATTAAAGAATTACAAAATTGTGGCAAGATGTTTTTTATTGCCGCAACTGGTGGTGGAACAAGTTTTATTGGAGATTTCCTTAAAATTCCCGGTGGCAGCAAGTGTATTGTCGGTGGGTATGTTCCATACGCTATCGAAGCCACAAATAATTTTATTGGTGGCAAATTAGACAAATATGCAGATGCAAACGCTGCACGTCGTCTTGCAGTGGCAAGCTATGAAAATTGTCTAAAAATCAAAAATACAACTACAAACAATTGTGTTGGCGTTGGTATTGCGTGTAGTCTTGTAAAAGACAAAGAACGTGATGGACGCGAACATCATATTAACGTTGCTGTTCATACGTATAATGAAACGTTTGGCATGAGCGTTGTTCTTAAAAACAGCAAACTAAATCGTGCCGAAGAAGAGGAATTTGTCAATGATTTGACACTATTTGTGCTCGCCAATAAATATTGCAAGAACATTGATCATGAATGGGAAATTATCCATCAAATGATTTATTTGGATCATGGTGGTGAAGCAACCACTTTTGGTGAATACAACCGTATGGTTGCATGTGATTTGTACTGCGATGCAATCAATGAAATTGAAAACAATGATACAATTGTTATTTATCCCGGCAGCTACAATCCATTGCACGATGCACACAAAGAAATTTATCGTTTAGCACACAAAATTACAGGTCTTCCTGTATTTTATGAATTGAGCATTACCAATAGCTACAAACCTAGCATGGATTATGTAGATTTGGAAAATCGTTACAAACAGTTTAATAATGTTAATTGGATTAATTCGGTAATCCTAACCAAGGCTCCACGCTTTGTTGACAAGGTAAATCTGTTTAAAAAATATTTTAATCCAAAGGAAATTATCATTGTTGTGGGTGCTGATACATGGGAACGTGTATATGATGATGCCGCACACAAAAATGGAGATATTAAGTTTTTTGAAGACAATAATGTAAATTTCTTGGTTTTTGGCCGCAATACCGAAATTAAAAATCAAGATAGCGTATTGTTCATTAAAAATGATTTGGCACTGAATTACAACAATAACATTAGTTCGACTGCCATTAGAAAAGTTCAAGCGAGTGCTTGACTTTTTACCAAGTCAGCCTATGATGGTTGGCGAAGTAAATTAATTGAGATACAGATTAGATTAAATTACAAAACTATGAATACAAACATTACTATTTGCACTACTGAATGGGGTAAGAACATTTGTCTTACTACCGATAGCTACAAACTCAACCACTGGAATCAATATCCTATTGGCACACAGTACGTTTATGCTTACTTTGAATGCCGCAAGGGTGCAAAATTTGCTGATTCTCCTTTTTTCAGCCTTCAGCCTATTATTCTGAATCATCTTGTTGGTGTGGTTGTAACCCGTGAAAAGATTGAAAAGGCTGCTCGCCTTTGCAAGGCTCATTTCGGAAACGAAACTTATTTTAACCGTGCTGGTTGGGAACACATTCTCAATGTCCACGGCGGAAAACTTCCTATTCGTATTCGTGCCGTTGAAGAAGGAACGGTTGTTCCGGTCAATAACGTATTGATGACCATTGAAAACACTGATCCACAGTGCTATTGGCTCACCAATTTCCTAGAAACTATTCTAACTCACGTTTGGTATGGTACTACCGTTGCTGCTCTTAGCCGTGAAGTTAAGCGAAAGATCAAGAAATTCCTCAAGAAGAATTCTGATGGTGGAATGCTTAATTTCTTTCTGCATGACTTTGGTTATCGCGGTGCTTCTTCGTATGAAACTGCCGGAATTGGTGGTGCCGCGCATTTGATCAATTTCCTTGGCACCGATACTGTCGTCGCTATGGAAACTGCGATGAATTACTATAATGCGAATCTGGATACTCTTGCATTCAGCGTTGCTGCCACTGAACACAGCATTATGACTTCGATGGGTGCTGCGGGTGAAGATGGTGTTGTTGAACATTTGCTCAACGAATATCCCGATGGCATTCTTTCTTGCGTTGCGGATAGCTACGATATTTACAATTTTGTTGACAATATTGTAGGAAAGAAGTTCAAGGATCGTATTCTTGCTCGTAATGGTGTATTTGTTGTTCGTCCTGATTCGATTACGCCTACACATCAAACTCCTGAAGAGGAAATGGTTTGGATTATTGAGTCTTTGTGGAACAATTTCGGTGGCACCGTAAATAGCAAGGGATACAAGGTTATCAATCCAAAGGTTCGTGTTCTTTGGGGTGACGGTATTGATATTGATGGAATTGAGAAGATTCTGATCGCTGTTGATGCTGCTGGATTTGCGACCGAAAATATTGCTTGTTTCGGTATGGGTGGTGGACTGTTGCAGAAGGTGAATCGTGACACTCAGCGTTGCGCTTTCAAGTCGTCTGCTCAATGCCGTGATGGCGTTTGGTACGATATTTTCAAGAATCCGAAGGATGCCACCAAGGCTTCCAAGAAGGGTAAGCTCAAGTTGACCAAGATTAATGGTGAATTTGTCACGGTCAATGAGAATGAACCCGGCGAGGATTATTTGAATGTTGTATTTGAGAATGGTGAGTTGGTCAAGTTTGTTGACTTTGACACCATTCGCAAGAATGCGGCACTCTAAAAGTTAGTCGAAAGGTTTGCGGTTATCCTTCAAAACCGCAATTTACCGTTATAGAAATTGATTATGAAAAACAAATTTAAAACTATTTTTATTCGATTCATACTGAATGTAACTGGATACAATATTCCAATTACACTAGCAAATTTTTATCATCCGGGTAGAACAGATACAATCAATTTGATTGATTTTGTATTGAATACATCAGACAATTCACGAATTATTCGTGTGGATGCCGATTGTAGCAACGCTAAATGTGTTTGTTGTAAAGACAAAGGTGTGCTAAAGAATGTATATAACCAAATCGGTCATTACAATACGTATGACCGTAACAAAAAATAATTTTATGTGGAATGATATTAAACGAATTGATTCTAGCGACAAAAATGTTGCTAAATTTGTCTTTAAGAAAGACACTGCTGTTGCTGAAGCTGTACTTTACAAATATCCTACTTATGAGGATCGTACTGTAATTTGTTGCTCTACCCAAAGTGGTTGTGCAATGGGTTGCCGCTTTTGTGGAACAGGTGATTATTTTGTACGCAGTTTGACTGCCGACGAAATTGCACATCAACCTGAATATTTGTTGCAGGAAACCAACATTGATCCGGCAACTATTAAAAAGCTGCAAATCATGTTCATGTCAATGGGCGAGCCAATGAACAACTTTAATGAGTTGTCCGTTGCTCTGCACAGTCTATATGCAAAATATCCAAATGCACGTTTGCTTATTAGTACAAGTGCCCCACGTCAATTCAATAAGTTTTCTGAACTTGAAAAATTGAGTGTGGAAATTCCTACTATTGGATTGCAATTTAGTGTTCATGAAAGCACAGATGAAGAGCGTAAAAAGCTAATTCCTGCGGCAACAATGACACTGCAAGAAATTGCAAATACAGGAAATTCTTGGCACAAGGCAACCGGTCGCAAGCCCTTCTTCAATTATTGCTTGCACGATAAAAACAATAGTCAAGCGGATGTAAACAGACTATTGGCTAAGTTTGATCCTGCTATTTGGGAAGCTACTCTTAGTGTTATTTGTGAACGTGATGAACATGTTGCTGCTGCAAATGAACGTCAACGTGAATTGGCTAGTGATTTTGCTGGACTTATGTTGCAAAAAGGATACAATGTTAGAGTATTTAACCCTGCCGGTCAAGATGACATTGGTGGTGGTTGTGGGCAACTATGGTTTGTTCAAGATTGGATGCGTAATAATCCTACTCTAGCTAAACCTTCTGCCGGTAATGGATTACCAAAAGTACATACACCGAATTGAGATTATGAAAGCAAGCGAAGCTCGTCTTTTGACTCAAAAATCATATTCAGCCGGGACAAATACATATATACAAAATGTATATAAAGTCATTGAAGAAGCTGCAAAAAAAGGTAGATCGCAAGTGGCGATTAGATCGCCAGAAGAAATAATTATTACTTTTGTGATTAATCAACTTAAAAAAGACGGCTATGCTGTTTCTCGAAATCACGGATATGATCAACGTGATGATGAATCATGGGATAATTTGGATATTTCATGGGAACATGAAAAGGAATCATCTTGGGACACTGATCCAATGGGAGGATAAAAATATATGAAAAATGAAGAAACTGTAACTATAAGTAAAAAAGAATATGAATCTTTACTTGAAGATTCTGAAATGTTGCTGGCATTACAAAATGCCGGTGTTGATAATTGGGATGGATATGATTATGCACTGGAACTTTTGAAAGAGAAAGAGGAAGAGGAAGAGTAAAATTATGATTATTATAGAAGATGCAGAAGCATATGATGGTAAGAAAAATTTAGAAACTGATACTCATTTCTATTTTTGGACAAATTGGTTGAGTAATTGGAAGGTTTGTAAAATTATCGATCCAATTACAAATCTAGAATTCACTAGTACCGAACAAATTTATATGTGGTATAAAGCTCATTTTTTTAATGATGCTGAAACCCGCAAACAACTGGAAGCAAAGTTGACTCCTAAACAAGCAAAGGATTTGGGTCGAGTTGTAAAGAATTATCAAGATGATTTGTGGGAATGTGTTCGGTTTGATTATATGGTATATTCAAACTATCTGAAATATACACAAAATCCCGATCTAAAAGAAAAATTATTGGCAACCGGCGAAAAAGTGCTTGTGGAAGCAAGTCCATATGACAAAGTTTGGGGAGTTGGACTATTGGCAAATAACCCACTTATTTTAGATGATAAAAACTGGACAGGTCGCAACTTGCTTGGTAAAAGTATCATGAAAGTACGCACCATGATTAAAAAGTAAAATATGATTATTAAACACATTGATGGAACAGAAGTTGATACTGACAAATTGCCAGATATCGACGCGCAAATTTTTGAAAAAATTGAAGAGTTGCGAGTTTTGTGTGAAACTTCCAATAGAATTTGTTTGTTGTTGGTTGATACCAAAGGACAAAGTAAACTAACTACGTTTTGGAATCTAAAAAGTGGGCCTATCGTCAATGATGCTACGGTACAAAAATCATTTGCTAAATTAGCTCATGCAGCACATTCATATTTTATGGGATGTAGCCAAGGAAATCTTGGAGTATTTCCTACTAGTGCAATCGATCCTAATAAATTGAATATTAATAATAACGATGAATGATACTATAAAACAAGTTATTGTGATGCGTAATGATTTGGGCATGCGTAAAGGCAAAATGATTGCACAAGGTAGTCACGCAAGTATTAGTTTTTTGACCAGAAAACTTCAATCTGGTCGAAAAATGACTGATGTTGAACAGCAATGGGTAAATGATAGATTTACTAAAATTTGCGTTCGTGTAGATAGCGAACAAGAATTAATCGATATTCATAACAAAGCATTTTTAAATGGCGTTGAAAGTCATTTAATCACTGATGCAGGATTAACTGAATTCAATGGAGTGCCTACAAAAACTTGTCTGGCACTTGGTCCAGACTATGCTAGTAAAATTGATGCTATTACAGGACATTTGAAACTATTGTGAATGTAATATATACAATTATTAATCAATACGGTCATTTAGTAATTAATTATACAGACTATCATGATGTAATTGTATATATACGAAGAAATTCAATCGACAATGCTCTAATTTACGAATCGAAATTAAATTCAATAAACAATATTGATATATCACATAATGTATATCAACATGCTTATAATGATTTTAAACATTTTAATGATAGAAACTATGATTAGTGTTGTAATTGTCAATTTTCACAGCGACGATGTTGCGCTGTTAAAAAACATGAAATACAATTTAGAAAAAGCTGGCTTTTCTCTAACGGAGAGCTATACTAGTGGTGTTGTAAGTGAAAAACAGAGAGATGCAGGTATTCTCGTTGACACAATAGCACTGGTATATAATAAAACACATGAAATCAAATGAATTTGTCAATCTAACCGAAGAACAATATAAAAGATTGTTGATTGATGCAATTTGTAAATATCAGCCGGCCAATTCTCAGTCGGAGTGTGTTGAATTGGAAAAACGTGGACTTGCAAAATTTAATGGCAATCAATGGAATGAAAGCTGGGCATGGAAATCCGATGCGTTACGTAAAATGCCAATTATTGAGCTAGAAACTATCTACAAACAATATCTCACCAATCTTTAAATACTAATAGAAAATAAGCTACAACATGAAAAACCTTAAACTTTTTAGTGGCACCAGCAATGTTCCTCTTGCAGAAAAGATTGCAGAGAATCTTTTTACCAAGCTAGGTGATATTTATCATCATCGGTTTCCTAGCGGCGAAACTTATTGTCAGTTCAAGGAAAACATTCGTGGAAGTGATGTTTTTCTTATTCAGGGAATCACCAATCCTGCAAATGAGAATTTGATGGAATTGCTTGTTATGGCTGATGCTGCTCGACGTGCAAGTGCCGAGCGTATTACTGCCGTAATTCCTTATTTTGGATATGCCCGTCAAGATCGCAAAGACAAGTCGCGTGTACCAATTAGTGCCAAGTTGGTTCTTGATATTATTGAAACTGCCGGTATTGATCGTGTGGTAACTATGGATTTGCACAGTCCTCAAGTTGGCGGATTTACCAATTTGCCATTTGATCATTTGACTTTTGAACCTGTACTTGTCAATTATATTCGCAGCAAGTATCACAGTCTTGCTCTGCGCGACAGTGTTGTTTTGATGGCACCTGACGTTGGTGCTGTTAAGCGAATTGAAAAGTATGCTAGTATTCTAAAGAGTGATTTTGGATTTATTAGCAAAAAGCGTATTGGCGACGACAAGGTTGAATTGCAGAGTATTGTTGGTGATGTCAAAGACAAGCATGTAATTATTATTGATGATTTGACTGAAAGTTGCGGCACTCTCATTCAAGCTGCCGATGCGTGTAAAAACAATGGTGCCAATCATGTAACTACCGTTGTCACACACGGTTGCATTACTGAAACAGGTGTAAATCGATTGGAAAATGCACTTGTAAACAAGAATATTGATGAATTTGTATATAGCAATACCGCAAATATTGCCAAGCATACAAAGTTGGCGGATCGTCTTGTTGAATTGGATGTTAGCATGGTATTTGCCAAGGCAATCAACAACATTCACAACAATGAAAGCGTAAGTGAATTGTTTATTTGATACATGTCCAAAACAAATCAATATAATACACTAATTTCTGCATGGCTTAGAGAAATGCATATGATTGGTTCTGTATTGTATGATTTGGAGTTGGATAGAACAATGAATAAAAAAGCAAAAGCAGCATTAACTAAAGTATATAAAAATAGAATAAAACGTTGTAAGTATAATATTACTAGATCTAAAAACCTAAAAAAGAAAGCATAATTATATGGTTGAATTCGTTGATAGTATTCCTGAGAATGAGAGTGTTGGAGTGTGTGTAATTTTGATTGACAAGTGGACAAATAAGATTTATTTGGCCGAAAGAAAGGGTAGTTATGAAACTCATAAGTTTTGTTGCCCCGGTGGAATGGTTGAATCAAATGAAGATTATATCAGTGCTTTGATTCGTGAAGTAAAGGAAGAAACTGGTCTTCAACTCAAGTTTCCCAATATTCAATTTGTAGCTACTGCAAAGCATCAGGGTGCTAAAAGCAATTATACGATGTGGTTCAAGTATTATCTTGACAGTCGAGATATTCCTAGTAATTTGGAACCTGAAAAGCATGGACCTTGGATGCTTTATAGTCGTCACGAAGCATTGAAGTTGCCGTTGATGCTTAGTACCCGCGAAACGTTTGGTAATTATCTATAATCAATTATGATTGGAAGTATTCCTACAAAACTAAAGTTATTTGTTTGCAATCCGCGAAAAATAACATTAAATTATGATGATTTGGAAATTGCTATCGGCAAGCCAATCATGGCAAATGAAACATTTGTAAGTGATGCAGACAATGCAAAAACTTGCGGCACCGGAGAAGAATGGGCAAAGAAAAACGGCATTTGGAATGGCAACACACAAAAATATGATTTGTTTGGCTATAATGTAGAAGAAGTTGAAAATAAACCAATTACAGATGTTATTGTAACAAGTTTGGAGCATCGTGGAAATGGTGGACGTGCTTACAAGGTGATCGTCAATGGAAAATATTATGTAGATTTGCGAGAAGACATTCTACTTGATACCATTTTGAATGCTGGTATTGAAATTGGTGGCAAACTCAAAGGAGAATATATTTGGGCGAGAATTGGCAGTGCGATGAAGCTAATTCGCACCAACAGTGCATTGCATGAAGAAATGCTTAAAAGCACTGAAATGAACAGTTTGAACAAAATTAAAAATCTACAAGTTGGTAAAATTTACGAAAGCAAGACTCAGCGACTCATTTATCTTGGAAAAGTAAATTCTACTGAAGTAGACTTTGTTGAAAAACAAAGTGGAAATTTATATTACAATCGTACCAATAACTTGATCGATGGTAAATTAGTTACAAAACCTGTTTCTGGAATGCTTTTTTATGAAATTGCATCTTATCAAAAAGATATTAATGCCATGGAAATCAATGCATATCGATTCAGTATTAAAAAGTCCCACACACTTCGTGTAGATACAGGTATCGATGCAAAAATTCCTGTCAATTGGCTTGATGATTTGAAGAAAAAAATCTACGATGACGCCATTGAGACTGCGAATAGATTTCAAGATGTTAAAAATAGCAAATTTCACGAAGTTTACTATATGACATATTATAGTGCGATTGCCAATATCGAAACAATGCATCCTGCATTTGACCGTGCTTTGAAATTGTAAATAAATCAAAGTGTAGAAGTTCTTGACTTTAAAAAAAACTAAGCTAGACTGTCATCATAAACGGTGACAGTCTTTTTTTATGAAACCCCAGAAAATATTCATAATCCGGCACGGCCAAAGTGAAGGCAATGTAGATAAAACGATTTATCACAAAAAGCCTGATTATGCCTTGAATCTAACCAATATTGGTATTCAACAAGCCCAATGGGCAGGAACCGAACTAAAACACATTATCGGTAACGAAACACTAGGTGTATATTACAGTCCTTTTTTTCGCACCATACAGACGCTCAATAACATTTCTAAAACGCTCAATGATGATGGAATCAATAGAATTGCGTTTGCCCGTGAAGAGCCGCGCATTCGTGAACAAGAATGGCATGGAAGAATTCCCATTGATTATGACGCAAATTATAGTGATTTGCTAGAAGCAGAACGCGATCAACACGGTACGTTTTTTTATCGATTTGATGGCGGTGAAAGTTGTGCCGATGTATATGATCGTGTAAGTGATTTTCTCAATACGCTTCACAGAGACTTTGAAAAAAATACTTATCCGAACAATATTTTGTTGGTTGCTCATGGTATGAGTATGCGAGTATTTATGATGCGTTGGTTTCATAAAACTGTTTCTGAATTTGAAACTTGGGCAAATCCACATAATTGTGAAATCTATACAATGCGACTCAACTCAAATGACAATTATGATTTTGATTTTACAACGATCCGAACCGATCCTGTAATTCATCCTTATCAATGTAAACTTGAATTAACTTAATATGAATATTGCACAATTGATGATTCGCAATGCCCTGAAGCAAAAGGCTGAAAAGAATTGGGATAAATTGTATTGGGCAATTGATTTGCATGATACAATTATTACAGGAACTTATAATCGTTTCAATCATGGCGCCACTATTTATCCATATGCCAAAGAAGTATTAGACTTTCTTCACAGTCATCCAGAACATCAGACCATACTATGGTCTAGCAGTCACGATGATGCATTATTTGATATTATCAAGCGATTCGATCTGCGATTTAATTATATCAATAAAAATCACGAAGTTCCAAGCAACGAATTGTGCGATTTTGACAAAAAATTGTACTTCAATATTCTTATTGATGACAAGGCCGGATTTGATGGAAATGTGGGGTGGGGGGACATCAAAAACGAACTAATTTATCAGGGAATTTGGAAATAATAAACTTATGAAAGAAAATTATATCTTATATATACTTATTCGTAATGATATGCCATCTTTAAATGCAGGTAAGGCGATGGCACAAGCAAGTCATGCCAGCAATGCATTTATCAAAAAATACGGAACCACCAAACCAGCAAAAGATTGGGCCGGTGAGACTTCTCAAGGTTTCGGCACCGTAATAGTGTTGAGCGCAAATAAAAAGCAATTGGATGCTGCAATTCACAACAGCGAAGTGGCAGACATTGTAATCGATCCAACATATCCATATATTGTTAACAATGAAATAGCGGAGCTTATTGATCCGGCTACGCATACGGTGTCTCCTATTGTTAAAAATGATGGTAGCGTTGTATTGCATCGTAAAGAGACCACTTGTGGTTATGTTTTTGGAACCAAAGAACAGTGTAAATCTGTAATTGGTAATTTACCACTACATCCCTAGGTCAAAATAAAATAAACAACGAACTTGACATGTACTGTATAAAAATATATGTACATCACATAACACTTAAATGAAACTACTTAAATTCAATAATCCTAATATTAATCATTGGGTTTGTTCAGATTTACATTTGAATCATAATAAAGAGTTTCTATATGTAAAGCGTGGATTCAATAATATTGAAGAACACAATGAAACTGTATTAAATAATATAAATACTTTGGTTAAACCAGATGATATATTATTTAGTCTCGGTGATTTTTGTTTGACAACTCCAGAGGATAAATTTGAAGAATTGATTAGTAGAATCAATTGTAAAAACATTTATTTAATTTGGGGCAATCATCCAAATCCAATTAAAAAGATTTATTACAGAGAAATAGAAAAACAGTATGGACCTGATATTGATGTGTATCCATACAGATACAAAAATATTGTATTTGTTGGATATCATCTTGAATGTATCATACAGGGTAAATATGTTGTTCTCAATCATTTTCCTATTGAAGTGTGGGAAAATATGAAAGAAGGATCATATATGCTTTGTGGTCATAGTCATTATAGTTTAGAACGTACTCGTAAAGAAAGTACAGATGGTTTAACTCTTGATTGTGGTTGGGAGGGTCACAATAGTATTTATAATTTCAATGAAATTGTAACTATTATGAAGAATAAACAGATTCGAACTGTAGATCATCATGTCAAAGCATCAGCAGTATAAAACTGAAATTAACATGTTATTGAGAGCATTGGATAAAACCGATGCTCTCATTACTGATATCACAGTATTTAGTGATTTGTTGCCCTCGAAAAAAATAGATCAAAAAATAAAAGACAACCTAAAGAAAATCGAAACCAAGTATAAATTACAGATTTTATTTGGTGACAAACTAAGTGATGTAGCAGAAAAGATGTATAATTATTTACCATTTTAAATATAAATATGAAACCAACTCTAATGATTAGTTTTTTTGGTGGTCCCGGCTGTGGAAAAAGCATCATGGCTGCTGATGTATTTGCAAAATTAAAGTGGCAAGGACATACTGCCGAACTGGCATTTGAATACGCTAAAACCAAAGTGTGGGAAAAATCTATTAATGTATTAAACAATCAAGTGTATGTATTTGGCAAACAGCATCATATAACCAACCGATTGCTTGGTCAAGTAGAGTTTATTGTCACAGATAGTCCGTTTTTAATTAGCTGTGTTTATGACAGTAACAATGATAGCAATTTACAGTCACTTGTTGTCACTGAATATAAAAAGATCAATACATATAATTTCTTTTTGATGCGAGATTCTGATAAATTTGAGGCCGGGGGGCGTCTGCAAAATTTGGAAGAATCAATCAAAATTGACAATCGTATTATTGATGTATTGAACAAACACAATATTGAATTTGAATCTATAAAAAGCTGCCCTGAGAATGTTTCTGTTATCGTAGAAAAGATTCTAAAAAAAGTTGCAAGCATTTAAATTTTAACCTATAGTAAAAACATGATTGAAATAATTGATAAAAACATTTTTGAACATAATGCTCAATGCATTATCCATCAAGCAAATTGTCATTGCCGCATGGCAAGTGGAGTTGCAGCACAAATACGTCGCTTCTATCCAGAAGCTGTGGCGGCAGACAATGCAACAACAGTTGGCGATGCTAATAAGTTAGGTACGTTTACTAGTGCAACTGGTAAAGACGGCAAGATTATATACAACTTGTATGGACAATACAATTTTGGTAATCAAATTCGGCAAACACATTACGAAGGTTTTTACAGAGCAATGGATGCGATACATAAAGATGTTGTAGCCAGAAACCTAACTACTGCAAGTGTGCCATATAATATTGGTTGCGGTCTGGCAGGCGGTAGTTGGAAGATTGTATCTGCAATTATCGATGAAATTTGGCATAATAGTGCTGTAGAATTGACAATATGCAGATATGCTCCTGAAAATGCGCGTGATAGAGGATATTAAATCGCGTGCAAGAAGGTATAGACTACACAATTGAAAATGGTAAATATGTATTTACCAGTAAGTTTTTATTAAAAAGAGGCTATTGTTGTCATTTTGGATGTCGCAATTGCCCATACACAAAAAAATATATGGAAAAAATATTATACATGAAAGGCGATTTGCCACATAGAACAGTTATTCAACATGATGATTTAAAATATGATGGAAAGAATTTAATTATTCCCGGATATTGGGCGAGTTCAATTGCTGAATATATAAAAAATGTAAATGAAAATAAGATTGCTGAAGACGACAAGGAAGACTTGGAAACCTTCAAGAGTTTTATTTTTGATGTCGAATATAGTAAGAACGAAGGAAATTAATTATGAATAATAGTAATTACGCCGCCGACCAAATTCTGGAATATTTGTTGAAAAACGGTTGGGTATCAACCAATTGTTATTCTTCACAGCGTGTGAAAGCAGATATTGAGCAGATCATAATTAATGCAGCATTATCAAATGTTAAAGTGTCCAACAATTTAGATGTTACTACATTTGATAGTGCCACTACTTATACGATTCCTGTATATAAATTTGACTGACAATCCTATTGACTTTTTATAATGTCCGTGTTAGATTGGGTGTATGAAAATTCAAATAGTAAAAGACAATGAACCGGTTTGCGAAAAAAATTCAATTTCATTGAAGATAAATCAAATCGTTGAAGGTAAACTGATCACAAGAGGTCGGTTTACCTCTACTTTTGAGATTGACAATCAACTTGTATGTATTCGTAATTGGAATTGGAAATTAATCACGGTATAATAAATAAGTTTATGCACACTAACGAAGAATTAGACAAACTTGCAGAAGAAGTATACGATTGGTGTTGCGCTCGACGCGAAGATAATTTGGATAAAAAGGGCAATCCCGGCGATCCACGCAAAGTAAGTTCTCCGTATCCACTTGCTATGGATAATGTAAAAGCATTTTACAGAAATGTAGTAAAATGGCATTTGGAAAAACAAAATAATCCATAACAGTATGAAAAAAATAATTAATACAATTGCGGTCACTGGAGCCGACGATTCAACGTCAATACAAGACATGGTTAAATTGCAACAAAAATATCCATTTATTGAATTTGCAATTTTAATTAAATCTCCTACCGTATCGCGCTCCAGTTTTAGTAGATTTCCTTGCATTGAATGGCTAAATAAACTAGCCGAACAAAGTCATTTATTGAATCTATCAATGCATTTATGTTCGCGGCCTGTAAAAGATATTTTGGACCATGGGGTTTTACCAGATCATATTGCCAATATTAAATACAAGCGCATTCAAATTAATACTCATGCAGAACCACATTCTTATTCAAGAATGAGTTTATATAAATGTTTTGAAGAAAATGCAAATACTACTTTTATATTTCAATTAGATGGTGTAAATGAACATATGTTCACGGATTCCATTGACGCGGGATATAAAAATATAGCTGGATTATATGATTTGAGTCATGGTGCAGGTATTCTGCCTGACAAATGGATTGAAACTCCAAAAAATGGTATTTTATATGGTTATGCAGGCGGGTTGTCTCCAGAAAATGTTGCTTCCCAATTGTCTAAAATTGAAAAATTGACAGATAATACATGGATTGATGCAGAAACTTATCTTCGAACAGATAGCAAATTTGACCTAAATAAAGTTGTTGCATTTGTTGAAGCATCAAAACCGTGGAATATATTATGAATGAAGAATTAGACTTAGCTTACATGTCAATTGAAACACTAAAAAATAGAATCAATGTTCTTGAAGAAGAATTACGCATTGTGAAAATTGAGAGAGACCGGCTTAATGATCAATATCACAAAAATGCACTATCAGATTATCATTATCATGATAATGATGAAACAATCAGATATGGATTTAACGGGCCGGGGTATTAGACACATGTACCTATCATTATGAAAAATAATAAAAAAACAAAAAAATGCAATATTTGCAACGGAAATAAATATTACGTCACTTATGACGGATATTACAATCCATGTGGACGATGCAATCCTAACGGTAAAATTCATTAATATGAATGCTAAAGAAGCACAAATGCTTGCGGATGTTGTGTATAATAAACGACATCAATCGGAAATTAATGAAATATATAAAAAAATTCGCGCAGCCGCTGAAAATGGAGATTATATATTAATTTTAAAATATGATCACATTGTACATTATCGGATCATTCCAGTTTTAGAAAAACAGGGATATAAAGTAAAACATGATACCCGAACACATTGCTGTTCTGAAGGAAGATGGAGAATAGAAGAATTAGTTATTTCTTGGAATGAATAATATAATAACATCCGTATAAGTATGCACGATTTATCCAACAATATGTTGCTCATGATTGAGCCACAATCTCGTATCAAAGAACCTGCTGTAAATGATGCATATACAGCAAAAATGGAAATGCTCATGAAAAAAGCAAAACATGGTTCACCATGCAAAGGATTTCATCAGTGTGCGTGTGGTGAATGTAGCACAAATTACGATTTGAAAATTGGAAAATACACTACAAATTCACTTGCCGCTCATTATTTACGCTATCATCGTAGCGAAGTTCCTGCTTCCGAAATCGAAAAGTTAAGAAAATTATTTCTATAAAAAGAGTTGACTTTGTGAAGTAACATGCTATCATAAATGTATGAAACTTAAATTCATAGGCGTCGGCGGTGCGTTTGCGCCAATTTCAATCGGCAATTCAAATATACTTCTTTCCCATAACGGAAAGAATATGCTAATTGATTGTGGAGTGACTGCACCATTTATTCTTCGTGATGAATGGAACATTCAACATTCGGATATTGATAGTATTTGGGTGAGTCATCTCCATTCCGATCATATTGGTGGATTGGAGCATTATGCATTTTTGCGTTATTTTTCTCCGGTTCGTGACCAGCAAGGAAATGTAATCAAACCGAAACTTTACACGATTCGACATCTAATGCAAGAATTGTGGGATAATTCTCTCAAAGGCGGATTGGAGTCTGTTGAAGGTAAAATTACCACACTCACTGATTTTTTTGATTGCAAACCAATTGAGCCAAACGATAATTTTGTGTGGCAAGGCTATAATTTTCAGCCGGTCCAGACAATTCATGTAATGGCTGGATATATTTTTAGATACAGTTATGGGTTGTTGATAACAAATCCAGAAACAAAGAAGAAAACGTTTATAACCACGGATACACAATTTAGTCCGTATCAACTTCATAAGTTTTATGAAATGTCTGATATCATTTTCCATGACACAGAGACTCTTCCATTTAAATCTCATGTTCATGCTCATTATGAAGATTTGAAAACGCTGGATGCACCAACACGGGCCAAGATTTGGATGTACCATTATGCAAAGCCAATCGAATCATGGGAAGCAGATGGATTCGCAGGATTTGTAAAAAAGGGTCAAGAATTTGACATATAATACTTTTAGAGAATAAAAGTGGATTACAACAATCGCTCGATTTTTTATAAAACTACATTATACTAAATATATGAAGATTGACTATTACATAATTGGGCACACGGGAGCAATCCACAAACACTATATTGATACCGAAAGCGAGAATTATTTTTCTCACACAGATCATGAAGTAACTATCATATATAAAGAATTAGATGAAGATTATTACTTCATTACAGAGAAAGTAACATATCCTCGTATTTTTGAAACTGCACAATTGGAGCGAATCGCCACATATAAAGAACGAATTGAAAGTCTTCAGAAAGATTTAGCAGTATTTGAAAACAGTAAGGATTATGATCACTACTGGGAGTTGGTAGAAAAAAATCGCTGACTTTCTATAAAACCATGAAATGGACGAAGAAACTTCCCAATAAACGGGGATATTATTGGTATAAAGATGAAACAATGGAAGAACCTGTTGTTTTATATGTAAAAGAACATAATGGTGGTTGGTTTGCTCAAGATGAAGAATATTGTTTTGTTGTCGAAAAAGACCGATCAAATTGGTGCTACATATCAGAACCAGCCACCCATTGACTTTCTGTAAAATAAAAATATATGAAGATATATTTTGAATCCGAAAACGATAAAATAAAATTTAATAATTGGTTACGAGAAATTCAGCATTGTGCATCGTATATTGATGTTGCATTGCATGATCCTGTTCTTTTTGAAGGTCAAGAAGAAACCATACGGAGCAATGCCAGAACTTTAGGATGTCGAATATATGATGTTGCCGAATCAATGTATGAAGTAATTCCCCAAGACAAACTTTCTCGTTGACTTTCTATAAAAACCTGATATCTTGATTGTATGAAGATTGACCTATCAAAATTAGTTTAATGTTTGATGATTCCACTTGCTACTTATTTAAAAGGAAGCAATTGGATGAAAAATATAATAAATCAAAAGTTTGGTAAATTATTAGTTTTAGAATTTCATAGTAAATCATTAGCAAAAAGACCACAAAATAAATGGAAATGTATATGTGATTGTGGAAAGGTAAAAATAGTACAAGAGAATCATTTAGTTCGGGGCACTACGAAATCATGTGGATGTTTGCATAAAAGAACTGGAAAAGATTCTCCATTCTTCAAAGGCTATGAAGACATTTCATTAGATTTTTTTAATCACATAAAAGCAGCATGTGAAAAACCACAAAAATATAGAAAATCCCGTGAGTTTAAATTAACGATAGAGTATTTGTGGAATTTATATATAAAACAAAATAAAAAATGTGCAATATCTGGTGTAGAAATCTTGTTTACTGAACGAGAAGGAAGTAGAGGACGAAGATGTTCAGCATCTCTTGATAGAATTGATTCATCAATCGGATATGTTGAAGGTAATGTTCAATGGGTACATAAAATCGTCAACATAATGAAAAATAAAACAGATATGAAAGAATTCATATCTTGGTGTAATAAAATTACAAAACATAATGAAAATAGACCTCAATAATATTGACACTGAAAATTTCATGTCGCATGACCATTTCATCAATGGAGAAGTTGTCACGCTAATTCAGCCAAAAAACATAGGAGTTAAATGGCGGCAGGATAATAAGCATTTGCGTTCTTCCGTATGGAACTATGAAGGTGAGCTTATCAGCGCAGGATTTCCTAAATTCACTAATTTTGGTGAAAATCCCGAACATTTTCCTGTTCCACAGTCATTGAAGAATTGCACTGTTGTTGAAAAATTGGATGGTTCATTGCTTATTGTCAGCAAGTATAAGGGTCAACTTATTCTACGTACCCGTGGAACTGTTGACGCATTTACGATGGACAATGGACATGAACTCGAAATTTTCAAGACCATATTTTCTAAATATGAAAAGTTATGGAATAGTCACGATGATACTTGGGATTTTAGTCTATTATTTGAATGGGTGTCGCCAATAAATAAAATCGTACTTTCATACGGTGATTCTCCAGATTGGTATTTGGTCGGGATTGTTAATCACGATAATTATAGACTTGAGTCGCAAGATTTTTTGGATGAATTCGCCAAAGTAATCAATGTAAAGCGTCCGGCAACCTATACTTTTTCTGATGTCAATGATCTATTAGAGAATGTTGAACAGTGGAAAGGTAAGGAAGGTGTAGTTATTTACAGCCAAGACGGTCAAATGCTTCATAAAGTGAAGGGTGCATGGTATTTGGCACTTCATCATATGAAATCTGAACTTTCTTCAACAGAGAAAGTTATGGACGTATGGTTAGAACAAAAAATGCCGGATTATAATAGCTTCTATAATTATATATCCACCACTTTTGATTTTGAGTTGGCAGAGCAAATTCGTGGAACAATTAGCAATCTTTGTGATGGACGCAAGGAAGTCGATAAGATTATTGATCATATGCGCGGCTTCATAAATAGCAAAGTTCGTCACCTTACCTCACGTAAGGAACAGGCATTGACTATTTTGAATTCGTATGGCGAAACCAATCGAAGCGGTTATCTATTCAAGATTTTGGATAACAAACCTCTTGAAAAAGATGATTATAAGAAACTGATGTTTCAAGTTTTAAAGAAGTAAATATAAACTCACCAAATATAATAATTTGGTGAGTTTTTTATTTGTTATATATTTTTGTTATGATAACTAAACACACGCTAATCAAAGGCACTCCTGAAGAAATTCAACAATATATTGTTTCTCAAATAGAATATAAGCACAATGATAGTTTTGATATAAAGGATCAACTTAATAAAATTGGACTAGAAAAACAAGGTATGATTTTTTATCTTGAAAAAGTATCTGATATAATTAAACTCGTTTCTATATATGTTCACACTGTTGATGCGGTTGCGAGAGAGAAGGCACAACAAAAAATGATTGAATCATATAATAAATTATCATAATGGTAATGCCCATTATTTTTTATACAAAACAAGTTGACTTCTGATGCACATAGAGTAAGATACGAACTCGATCCAAAATAATTGTATAAAAATTCATGAAAGTTGAAGAAAATAATAGATTTGTAACCACTGTCGGTAATTTTGAGACAGTTGAATTTGCAGTTCAACGTCACAATATGCGTCATCTAATGAGCATTTTGCGTGATCAGCTTTATAGTGATAAAAAGCTGGCACCAATTCGTGAATATAGTTGTAATGCATATGACGCAAACGTTGAAAATGGTAAAAAGGATGTACCGATTAAAGTAACATTGCCAACCACTCTGTTTCCAGAATGGAAGGTACGTGACTATGGCAAGGGTGTTTCCTACGAAGATATGAAGAATATCTTTTGTAGTTATGGTGAAAGTACCAAACGCAACAGCAACGAATTCATCGGCCAATTGGGAATTGGTAGCAAGAGTGGATTTGCGTATGGTGATAATTTTCTTGTTACATCTTATATGGACGGCAAGAAGATCACTTATAATTGTGTATTGGACAAGAGCGGCGTAGGCGCATTGCTTCATTTGACCACTGAAGATTCAAATGAGCCTTCTGGACTGGAAATTACTATTCCTGTAAAGAATCAAGATTTGGTTGATTTTAAGCTCAAGTCTTTGAATTTCTTCAAATATTGGAACGTATATCCTGACGTTGTTGGTATTTCTTCTGAAGAAATCAAGCAATACAAGCATATTGACGAACCAATGCTCAATGGTGCTGGTTGGGAATTGTATACTGCCACCAATAATAATCCTGCCGCCGCGTTTGTTGTCATGGGAAATATCAGTTATCCTATGACTTGGGACTTGGTATATGATTATAATTCACGATACAACGATGCCAAATTTGTTCCATTCTATAACTTCCTAAAATCCAGTCGAGTTGTATTGCGAATGGATATTGGTTCGATTGAAATGGCACCTAGCCGCGAAGCGTTGCAATATACTGAAAAGACAATTGCATCTATTCGTGCCAAGGTTGATCTTATTATCAAATCGATGCGTGATAGCATTCAGCAAAAGATTGCCACTGCCAATAATCTTTGGGAGGCAAAGTATATCTACGGAAAGATTTTTGGTCATATTTATGATGAATCCGGTGCTTCATATACCAATCAAGCATATCGTCAACTTGAAAATTCCTTTAACAAGTCACTGACTTGGAACAATATTATTATTTCCAGCAATAAATTCGAAAGTTTGCATGTATATGACGCTGATCTAGGAAAAGTTACGAACCATCGTGTTGTAAATCCAGTATTTAGTTATTTTCAAATTTCTCAAAAAGGAATTATGAAACATTCGCAAAATGCATACACTGCGAATAATTTGCAATGCAATCCAAAATATAAGATTGTAATCAATGATATTGTAAATAAAAAGACAATCAATAAAAGTGCAATTCGATATTATTTGGACAACAATAAAGATGTAAAGATTCTGTACTATCTGAATTTCAATACAGAGATTGCCAAGAGTACATGGTTTAAGGATCTACAATTTGAAACTGTGCCGCTCACACTAATGAGCGACCTCGTAAATGAATATGTAAAGAACAAACCAAAGGTTGTACGATCAAAGGTTCCAAAGGAATTGACCAAGATTGGATATGTAAATATTCCTACGTTTTATCGATCCGGTAATTTTACGCAATATGAAACTATTGATTTGAATGCCGTAAATGGAGTATATGTATATTCTGAAGATCGTGTTGTAGACATCAATGGCAGAAAGATCAATCTAGTTTATTTCCTTGAAGATTTGAAGAATCTTAACAATATCTTTAATATGGGACTTGATAAGGTATATTTGATGGGTCCACGAATTAAGGATGGAAAGAAGTTCAATAGTCAAAATTGGACAAATATCGAAACGATTATCAATAAATCTGCAAATGCAAATAATTCAATTGCAAATTATATTGAGCATACGGCCTATAATAACAGTATTAACTCTACTCGCGGTAATTCAAATACAAAATATTTGATTCTTAGCAAGAGTATGATGCAAAGTATTGCTCCAAATATTAAAAATCCAAATGGAACATTTAATAAGATTTTTGCATCTTATCCTGATATTGACTTTAAGCAAGATGGTCGTGGCATTCGATCTATGCAAAACATAGGTTTGTTTGATCAAAATCAATATAATACACAGTCCAAAAACACGCAAACCAAATACACAAATATGTGGACTGATTTGTATAATAGCTATCGCATGCTTAAATATATCGATATTGATTTTTCAGAACCAGAAGGCAAATTGAAAAATCCGATGGCAAGTGAGATTGCCGATTACATCAATATGGTAGATAGCATATAAAAAACAGGGGAGGGGTGCCCTCCCCAAAAAAATACTTGACTTTTTTACCACAATCTATATAGTAGCTGTGTAGTAAATAATAAATAAATATGATCGCATATACATTGACAAATAATAGTATTACGGTGGTCCTTAATAATAAGGTATACACCGTTTCCAGCGGACAACCTCAATGGGAATCTGTATTGGACGCAATTCGTAACAATGATGAAAAGAAGCTGCATGATGTATTGAGTGTAGCCAACACAATTGTTAGTTTCACCGAAGGAAATGTAACTGTAAAGGATAATCAGGTCTTTTATCGAAACGTTCCTTTGGATAATTATGTAGTGGAAAAGGTATTGGATTTCGCCAAGAATAAGTTGCCATTGCAGCCTATTCTACGTTTCATCAATAATTTGATGAAGAATCCAAGTCGTCGTGCCGTTCAAGAACTTTATAAGTTCTTGGAACACAAGAACATGCCCATTACTCCAGATGGTAATTTCTTGGCATATAAGGGTGTTCAGTCTGACTATTATAGCAAGACTGCCGGAAGTATTATCGTAATCAAGGGAACCGTTAAAGACGGCAAGATTTACAACGGTATTGGTGAAGTAATCGAAGTTGAACGTAATGGTGTTTGCGATGACAAGAATCTCGGCTGTAGCTCTGGTTTGCATGCTGGTAGCGTAGCGTATGCAACCGAATTTGGTCGTGGAGGTCGAGTTGTTATTGTGGAAATCAATCCTGCTGATGTTGTTAGCGTTCCAGATGATTGTAATTGCCAAAAGCTACGTGCTTGTACCTATAAGGTTGTGGGTGAATATGAAGTTCCACTAGATCACAACTATAATAATAGTTATTCCAATGAAGATTGGAATGATGATGACGACACCTTTGAAGAAGATTGTGGTGATGATGGCGACGAATCATTTGATGAATTTGATGAATCTGATGAATGCGGTTGCACGATTTGTCAGCAAGCAAAATCGGATAATGATGAAGAGCTAAGTGAATTAGTTGGCGGTATTCCAACTCCTGCGCCTGAAAAGGAAACAAAGCCTGATTTGGAAGCTGAAATCAAGCGATTGATTGAAAGTGCCAATGCAGACATTAAGAGCAAGTTGAACGAAACTGCCGAACGTCTACGTGCATTTTCTGAACAAATCAGTACGCCGCAAACCAAGCCAGTACCAACTGCTGAACAGTTGCAAAAGACTGCCAAGACCGCACTTGAACAACTTCGTGATGCACTTGATAAGTTGAAGAAGCAATAACTTCAACACATCTATAAAAAAGCAGGTGAGCAATCACCTGCTTTTTTTATATTGACATGCTGCTTCATATAGATTATTGTATACTCTTTATGAAAGTAGCAACTATTGAACGAATTGCAGAAGTTAACAAGCATCCAAATGCAGATGCGTTGGAACTTGCCAAAATTAATGGCTGGCAGGTGTGTGTAAAGAAAAATGAATTTAAAGTAGATGATCTATGTATTTATATTACGGTAGATAGTGTATTGGAAGATTGCCATCAATATGAATTTTTGCGAAGCAAGCATTTTCGTATCAAGACAATCAAGTTACGTGGCGCATTGAGTCAAGGCATTGCTTTTCCTATTAGTTTATTGAAGAGCTTTGGACATGACATTGTTCCCTTGGACGATCCAATTGAAGGTACGGATGTTGCTGATTTGGTAAAAGCTAAACATTATGAAAAACCTGTTCCAGCAAATCTTGCAGGACAAGTTAAAGGTTATCGTCCTTCTTATATCAAGAAAACTGATGAAGACAATATTAAAAGTAATCCCGGCATCATTAAAGAATTATTTGATCAGCCTTATGTTATCACTGTCAAAGTGGATGGCAGTAGTGGCACGTTTTATGTAAAAGACAATGTATTTGGTGTTTGTAGTCGTAATTTAGAATTAAAGTACGAGCAAAACAATGCATTTTGGAAGATTGCAATCAAATATGATTTGGAAAACAAGATAAAGCAGTATTTTCCAAATAAAAATATTGCATTGCAAGGCGAAGTGTATGGACCCGGAATACAAGACAATCTATTGGGTGTTAGTGAAGTAAGTTTTGCGGCATTTAATTTGTTTGATATTGACAATCAAGTATATCTTGGTCATTTTGATTTGTTAAATTTTACAAATATAACAAACATACCAATGGTTCAGGTATTGGAAATTGGAAACACTTTCAATTATACATTGGATCAATTACAGACAAAAGCAAATGAATTGGTTTACGCCAATGGCAATTTGGCCGAAGGTATTGTAATACGTACTGTAACAGAAACATACAGCGAAACATTAAGAGGCAGATTGAGTGGCAAAGTAGTTAGTGAACCGTTTGAATTAAAATACGCATAAAAATATGAATAATGTAGAATATCTGATAAAAATTCATGATGTTTCTACCGATAACTCTATAGAAAATATTGTTAACGACTATCTTAATAGTGGTTATACAATAAAGAAAATAGAGCCATGTGATACAACAAAATATACATTTTATTTGGAGAGACATATGAGTTATAATTTATTTTTGGATGATGAAAGAATGCCGCACAATGTTACTTGGGTAAAATTGCCTGAAAATGTTGAGTGGACGATTGTGCGAAGTTATAAACAATTTGTTGACGCAATTACACAAAGAGGATTGCCTAAAAATATTAGTTTTGATCATGATTTGGCCGATGAACATTATGTTCAATCAGTTGCATCAAATCAAAATCATACATCTAATTTTAATTATGGTACAATCACTGAAAAGACGGGGTATGATTGTGCAAAATGGCTGGTGGAATATTGTAGAGAAAAAGATCTTGAAATTCCACCGTACACAGTGCATAGTATGAGTATTGTTGGTAAGAAAAATATAATTGGTTATTTGGAGAATTATAAATTATGGAGACACAACCTAAAATCATTGTAATGATTGGTGCGCCGGGAAGCGGCAAAACTACATTTGCAAAAAAAATGTGGCAGGAAAATCCATCATTCAAGTATTTGAGTAGCGATGCTCTTCGTGCCGAATTGGGTAGTGGTGAAGAAGATCAAAGTGTAACACCAATTGTGTTTTCTACATTGAAGCGGCGTCTCGACCATTGTTTGCGTCGTAACGAAAGTGTTATTGTTGACGCTACTAGCATGAACGCCAAAGATCGCAAAGATTATGTCAATGCGGCAAAACAGTTTAATGCTAGAGTTGTTGCATACGCTTTTGTGTGTGACAAAAAAACACTGATTGAACGCAATCAAAAACGTGGGGCAGGGGGAGGTAGAAATGTTCCAGAATTTGTTATTGACAAAATGCTGGCAAAGTATCAGCCACCTTCCACCCAAGAAGGATTCGACGAAATACATTTTGTATAATGAAATATCTTACACCAAATTCTTTTTTTAGATGGCCACCACACAGTTTTGTTAATATTAATTTAAACCAATTCTACTTGACTAGACGCAATTTTATTCCGTCTGTAAAAGATCCCCAATATTTGGATCGTGAATTGAAAAAATTAAATATTGCAACTTATGGTGGTTATGGAGAAAATAGAAAAGATATTTGGAAAGGCACCTATTTAGATAATACACAAAATTATTATCATTTGGGATGTGATATAAATGTTAAAAAAGGAACAGAAATTATTGCACCATGCGACTTAAATGTAATTGATGTATTTAAAGATTTAGATACAAAAATAGGATGGGGAGGTAGAATTATTCTACGTAAAAAAGATGGGCCATTTATAATTTTGGCTCATCTTGATCCTCACACAATAACTGATCAAAAGTACATAAAAATGGGTAATCCAGTAGGAAAAATTGGAACATGGCCAACCAATGGAAATACATTTGAACACTTGCATTTACAGTTGCGTTATACCGACGACTTTGATATCATGGACGGGTATGGAACTGAAGAAGAGTTAATGAACAATCCGTGTCCGTTTACAACCAAAATATAAATTTATGAATGGTAAAGGCGACAGTCCTCGAAATTGTTTCAGCAAGCAATTTAAATCAAACTATGACAATATCAATTGGAGAAGACCAAAGACAATCGATGAAGTTTGTGGTGCTCCAAAAGGTTCTTTTAAACGTTCTTTAAAAGAAGAATCCGAAGAACTAAAAAAACAAGAAAAAATCAGACAAAAGAGAATACGAAAAGCAAACGCAGATAAAGCGGTTACAGAACCAGAATGTGAACATTGTGGTTTGATTTATTGTGATTGTGAAAATAAATATTAATATGAAAACATTGATTATTCCAGATCTACACAATTGCATCGAAAAAGCTGACAAAATTATCAAACACGAATCTGCTGATCAGATTGTGTTTCTCGGCGATTATTTTGATGATTTTGGTGACGATTATCGAATTGCACTTGAAACTGCAAATTGGCTTGCTGCATCACTTGAACAACCTAATAGAATCCATTTGATGGGAAATCATGATATTAGTTATGCAATGCCGGGTCGGAGCTACAAATGCAGTGGTTATGAAACTGGCAAAGATTATGCAATTAATTCTGTATTAAAAGAATCTGATTGGCGTAAGCTGAAAACGCACACATGGGTTGGAAATTATTTTTGCAGCCATGCAGGTGTGCATGAAGCTCTGTATGTAAAATACGGGGCAGATAAACCGTTCAATGTATGGATTGATGAAATTTGTACCGAAGCAATGGAAAATGCATACGCAGGAAAACCCGCTGCACCTATTTTACGTGCAGGTATGAGTCGCGGTGGTGGCGAGGTATACGGTGGTATTATGTGGTGTGATAGTGATGAATTTGTTGGTATTAAAGGTATTAATCAAATTTTCGGTCACACTCCAAGTCGAAAGCCCTATTGGAAAGATTTTGGCTCGCCAATATCTAAAGAATATAGCAGAAACTTGGCATTGGATAATTACGGCCATAGCAATTACTATGCAATTCATGAAAATGACGCTGTAACTGTCAAATGGGTGGGTGATATGTAGTATATATACAAATATACAAATATATGGACTGTGACTTTACGGTTACAGTCCATTTTTATTTTGACAAGGTACTATTGTTTAATATATTATTAATCCTATGACCATAAATTGCATTTTTTGTGATACCACAGCAGTTACTCGGAATAATTATATATTTATGCGCTGCATGTGTGATGACGATTTTCGGGCAGCGTTAATTGATGACATTAAATATGGATTTCATTCAGATCGTGTATATTTATTAGAGACATCAACCAAAGGAGATAAAGTCTATGATCAAACGAATGAATGCAAAACAACGTTTCACAATAATTGCAGATGATGGATCGGGCGATGGTACTGGAATAGCGGGTAAAGAAAGTAAAGATTTATCTCTCAATTTAAATAGTAATCAAGTTTATTTTTATGATGATGTCACAAAACAAAGTATATTTGATTTAAATAGAAATTTAGATTGTGTAGCTAAAAATCTATTAATGGTAACTTTATCTTATAATTTAGTAGAAGCACCTCCAATTGAATTGTATATTAGTAGTGATGGTGGTGAAGTATTCAGTGCATTTAGTGCGGTTGATAGAATTAAAAATAGCAGAGTCCCTGTGCATAGTTATGTTGAAGGTGTTGCCGCCAGCGCGGCAACATTATTGAGTGTAGTGGCTCATAAACGTTTTATCAGAAAAAACAGCTTCATGTTGATTCATCAGGTGAGCGGTGGGTTGTGGGGAAACTTTGCTCAGTTCAAAGATGAAATATATAATCTTGAACTGTTGATGAAATTTATAAAAGATATTTATTTGAGTCATACTAAATTTACAGAAGAAGAACTTGACAAATTGCTCAATCATGATATATATTTAAATGCTGAACAATGCCTTGAAAAAGGACTTGTTGATGAAATCATATGAATGAGTGGGTATTTATACATAATAAGCAATGAAAACTTTCCCGGTTGGATCAAAGTAGGAGTTACAAAAGACCTCAAAAATCGATTGCATACTTATCAAACGGCTAGTCCGTTTCGTAATTACATTTTGGAATATAGTTTGTTTCATCCCGAATATTTGCAAGCCGAAAAGAAAATCAAGGAGACCATGAAACACTTTGCAAAAAGTGTAAAAAATGAATGGTATGAAGTTGATTTGCATATGGCCAAAAGTCGCTTGGATGAGCAGCTTGAAGAATATCAGCGAAAAAACTTGACTCCTACGTAGTTTTTATATATCGTGGAGACGTTATGAGTGAAATAGCAAACAAACCAATTACGTTGCAGTTGAACAGTGCTTGGAAGCCAATCGGTTACAAGAGTGTCAAAGATGCAATTATTAGCCTAACTGGTAGCGAAACAAAACCAGAACCATCAGCATTAGCAATCGACATCGAATATGCTCTTAAAGATGATGGAACTCCTGATTTTGCTAATGTTATCAATATGCGTCCTGTATCATGGAGCGAGTGGATTACTCTACCTATTCGTGATTGGGATCTGACTATCAGTGGCGCAAATAAGAAATATCGTGTACCAACTGTTATTGTTGCTGTCAATTATGACAAAATGCCTCGTAAAGAATTTGACGGCAAGCCAAGTAACGATAGTATTTTCCAGCGTGATAATAATACTTGTCAAGTTACCGGGCAGCAATTGCCAAAAGAAATGTTGAATGTTGATCACGTTATTCCTCGTAGTCGTGGAGGTAGCGACGAATGGGATAATCTTGTTACTATCAGAAAAGATATTAACAGTAAAAAAGGTAACAAACTAAATAGTGAAATTGGTTTGAAGTTGATTCGTCAGCCTACAAAACCAAAGCCTATTGACGTTATGTATCTGATTCGTGAAGCGCGACACAAAGATTGGGAACATTTTTTGGTAAAAAAGTAGGAATGTGAAGAAAATTCATAACATTAAACTCTGAACGAAATATTTATCGTTCAGAGTTTTTTTTATTTATGAATGCAATCACTATCAAAATTCAAGAAGAAGAAATGGAACTAACCACGGAAATGATCCAATTTTACAAAGATCAAACCCGAAAAAAACGAGTAACAAAAAAGGGAATTGAAAAATTTTTCAATTCCCTTCTTGATAAGTTTTATACTAATTTGCTTTTTTAAGGAGTAACAACCGTTTTGACAGTTGTCACTGTTTTTGTCACAGTTGCACCAGCATCTTTTTGTGCATCAAGATCCTTTTGATTGTAAGCAAATGTTGTATTTGCAAAACTACGAAGAGCAGTTGTATTGGCACTTAACGATGCAAACATATTCGCACTACCTTTGCTATTTGCAGCATACGTCAAACTAGCATCGGCAGCAATACCAAGATTTGCGCTTACACTCCAAGCATCTTGATTTGCTCCAATATAAGTAAATTGCCAATTATAAACCTTGTTTTGATGTTCAACTGACTTCTTTACTTGATCCCAAGTATAAGTGTGGCTACTATTTTCTTCACCATCTGTAATAATAACAACCAATACCTTTTCTGGTCGTTCTGATTCTTGCAACTTTGCCAAGTGATTTCCTACATTTTTAATTGTAGTTCCAACTGCATCCAACAAAGCGGTGCCGCCTCTTGGCACAAATGTCTTGTTGTCCAAATCCTTTACAAAGTCAATTGGAGTATTTTCATACACAGCTTCATAAAGTGTATCAAACTGATAAAAACTTACGTCGCATGTACCATGCTTTAATGCCTTTTGGTCAGAAATAAACTTGTTATAACCACCAATAACATCATTGGCAATACTACCCATACTTCCACTTCTGTCTACCACGAATACAATTTTTGTATAATCTTTTTTCATATATGTTTTTCTAATAATTATTATGTAGATCGATGTCTACCTCATGCATTATATAGAGACCACCGTAGTTGTCAACTTTTTATAACATAAACACAAATGACGCTGGTTTAACAACCTTCGGAATAATTGATAAACCAGATGTATTTGCTACATTCAAATTTTCTTTTTGTTTTTCTTTTTCGGTTTTTAATTTTTCAATCATTAATGTTCCATGTCTAACAACAATAGTATATGTATCTTTGCCGTCTGTAACATGCAATTGATTAGTTGTAATAATATTTGGTGTTTGTTCTTTAATTGTTTTAGTTTCTGTTGCATCTGCGGTTAGTGCGCCCAATCCACACAATGCCAAACAGCTTTTTAAGAAGTTGTTTCGATTCATAACTTATTTTATACCTTTTCTTTTTTTATAATCTTCAAGTGCTGCATTTAATGCTTCGCTTGCCAATACACTACAATGTATTTTTACCGGAGGCAAACCACCCAATGCATCTACTATTTGTTGATTATTAAAATTTTGTTCCACATCATTTATGGTGCGTCCTTTGATGAGTTCTGTGGCCATGCTACTAGCAGCAATAGCACTGCCACAACCAAAAGTCTTAAATCTTGCGTCGATGATTTTTCCAGTAGTTTCATCTATTTTAAGACTAATTTTCATGATATCACCACATGCTGCGGCACCAACTTCGCCAATAGCATCTGCATTTTTGATATCACCCATGTTGCGTGGATTCATAAAATGATCCATCACAGTTGAATTGTATAATGTATAAGATTCATTCATATTTTTTATCTCCAATCGAACCATGCACTGTTAATTTATATATAGGATTTGCACATCCTAACCCAACATAACTTCCCCATTTATTGCATCCACAATGTTTACCATGTGGGCCTGTATTAGTAATTTTGTGTTTAAGATACCAATATAATTTATATAACGCCGACTTTTCTTTAATTATTAACGTATTCATTATAATCCCATTAATTTTAGGTCATTTAACACCATTTTTTCTACCAATTGTGGAAATGTTGTTTTTGGTTGCCATTGCAATTCATTTCTTATCAAATTACTATTACCAAGTAAAAGATCAACTTCGGCGGGTCGATAGAATTTTGGATTAATTTTTACCAGTACACTATTGATTGGATCATATTTCATAGCATCAGCCACACTAATGCTATATTCTTCACCAAGTCCATTTCCATGCCATCCGCCGTTTATACCTGCTGCTGTAAATGCCATTTCAATAAATTCTTTGATTGTATGTGTTTCGTTGCTAGAAACCACATATTCTTGAATTTGCATATGACTATCAAAATCAATTCTGTATTTTTCTTGATTTAACATTCTCCAAATTGCATCAACAAAATCTTCAGCATCACTCCAATCTCGTTTTGCATATACATTGCCCAATTCAATACTATTAAACGGGTTGCCTTCTATCAATGCTTTTTTGATACGTGCCACTCCTTTTGTAATTTTACGAGTTACAAATTCTTCGCCACGACGAGTTCCTTCATGATTAAATAATAATCCTTGTATTGCATACAGTTTGTAGCTTTCACGATATACTTTTACCAATTGACGTGCCGCAGCTTTGCTTGCTCCATATGGACTACGTGGTTTTGATGGATGTTTTTCATCTTGGGGTGCGTATTCAACATTACCATATTCTTCTGATGAACCTGCATTGTAAAATCGACATGTAGGTTTGTGTTGACGAATAGCTTCTAAAATATGAATAACACCGGTTGTATTGCATTCCCATGTTTGGGCAGGAAAATCCCAACTGCTACCAACAAATGTTTGTGCGGCAAGATTAATAAAATAGTCTGGCTTCAATTCTTTTACAATAGCATTGATTGCATGTGCGTCACTAAGATCAAAATTAACCAATGCAAATCTATTTTTACTCCAATCAACATCTTTTAAATTGGCATGATTAGGTACGCTCAATCTACGTACTCCTCCAAAAATCATATAATCGGTATTTTTCAATAAATAATCGACCATATGACTACCATCTTGGCCTGTTACTCCAGTGATAAAAACTACTTTGCGGTTGTCGATAAGAGATGCTGCGTCAGAAATATTTAATATATTCATATTTTTTATAATTACTGCTGGTATCATATAAAAATTCAGATGTTAGGTTTAGTATATATGTATAAGTCGTATGAATCAAGATATTTTAATTCAATTATTAACCGACAAGATTTTTTATAATCAAATTATAAAAGAGTTTCCGGGGTTATATTCACCGTGTTTAATTATAAAACAAAATAGCTCAACTGAAGGAGTTGCCAAATCAATTGAAAAATTATTAACTTTTTATAAAACAAATGAAAAATTTAAATTATTAATTGATTCATTAAATAACAATAAAGTGGACGAGTCTTCGATTATTAACGGCAGCGATGTTGTTGGTATGGTAATAATATTGGATAAAAAAGAAGAGAGTTTTAAAAAACTGATGCAAACTGCTAAAAAAGAAAAATGGCAATATAAAGGAATTGCAATTGTGGATCAATTTGATAGTATTCGCTTATACTTTTATTAAAACGAATCATCAGAATCATCATCATCTTCTTCAATGTTTTCGTCAATCGTTCCATATTTGTTGTTAAAATTTTTAAAATCTTGATCATTTAATCCGAGCGAGCTTAACATTGTCAAAATAATATAACAAATTTCATCTTTTGACAATTTGTGATCCATCAATTTTTTTGCAATTATATTGGCAATATAATTTAATTTCATCAATTTCTTTTCATCTGCCAATTCTTTTCTCGCCGACTGCTTAATATCTTTTTCCGGTAATATTAAACCCGGAATCAAATCCTGATTCATTGAATACTTAGTAGTTTTTAACACTTCTTTCTGCAACAATTCATTGAATTCTTCTTTGGTTTTACATTTCTTTTTAATTTTGTCGCTTATTTGTTTGATGTCTTTTTTAGACACTTTGCGAGCAATACTAAATGATGTTAAAATTCCATGCTTGGCGATCAAATGATTAAATCCAGTACTCATAATTATAAATATCTATATAAAAAATTTAAAACCGTGCTTTAATTGGAAATTTTGCACCTTGCAAAATATCGGGGTCCATATTGAAATGAACAGTTCCTCGTTTTATATATCCTCTACCAGATACAAACGTACAATTATAACATAGTACTTTTAAATTTTCTAATTTATGATTGTGACGATCACCGTCTTCAAAGTTTAATAATAATGGTATTTTTCCATCTGTAATACGGCGTTCGCTAAAACCACATTGTTCACATTCGCTTTTTTTAATACCTGCTCGCACCAATTTATCTTTTAATCGATGAATCGGAAAGTTTGGAAATTGATTATTAAGAATTTTGTTGATCGGATATTTTCCTTTATAAGGATTTACAGGAGCAACGTCTGGTCGTTTTTGCGTCTGATCACGAACTTTAAAGATGTTATACATCTTGCAATATTTTTTATATGTAGGATAACTAACACCTAATCTTTTTGCCGCTTGTCTAGCACTATTTGTATGTTTTTGAACTTCTAGGATTTCTGATTCTAGTAACGGTTTTGCTGCTTTTCCAATTAATTTACGTGGTTGAAATATAATATCTTCAGCTTGTTTTTCTAAAAATGGAATCTTTATGTCTTGTTGTTTTAACGCATCGACTTCAGCAACAATTTCTTTTTGAATTTCTGATGCAATATCAGAACCAACAGTTGTAAGTTCTTTTATATCTTTGACATCGCGTTTTAATTGTTCCATTTCTTTGATTTTGTTTTCCATTTCTTGCAAACGGAACAACAACGCTGTCACATCAATATTTGACTCATTCATAATTGCTTTTTATAGGCTCTACTGCCCAATCTATATTTGTTTGTTTATAAAGATTTTTACGTAAAAATTCTGCTTGTTTATGTAACCCGGCATTTATTAATATTTTGTAACTATTATAGGTTATTAGTTTTTTCTCTGAATTGTTGCCGCTCCAACAAATCATAACCGCAGCCAATCTTAGTTGTTTTTCTTTTGCCATTTGTTCAATAATTTGTGTGCATGCTTCTGCATATATATCATCAAATAAATTGGCGTCGATTTTAACCGTTTTTTTCCAATCGCCACTAGTTACTGTTACTTGTTTCATCATATTTAAGATCTCCATCATTTAACAAATCCATGTTTTCTAATTTTTCATTTACACTTTCACAAACTCTTTCTTCAACAGTTTTTGCCACGAAAACAATTTTTTGAACACTTTTGCTTTTGGCACTATCACGCCACACTCTACCTGTGGATTGACGCATTTGAACGGCTGAATAAGATGGTGAAATTAGTGACAATCTAGGATATTTACCTGTCACATCATGTAAAGAAAGTCCGGCTCCACCAGCAGCAATATTGACTAATATTACTCTTTCTTTATCATTTTGAAAATTATCAATATTTTGCTGGCGAACTTTTTCATATTTAAGTTCACCATTTACAATACATTGGGTATTTAAACGTTCTGCAAGTGCATGAATAGTTTCTGTAAAATTACAAAATACAACTACACTCATTCCATTTTCCAGACCTTCTTCTATCATTTCAAGGAACAGTGGTACTTTTACTAATTCAATTTCTTGTCGTGCTCGTAATATAGCAGTCAATTCATTCGTATTACGCTCTTTTTTTATTTTCTTGCGTAATTTTTTAAGCTCACTTTCCATTTCAGAATAAATCTTATTGATTTTTTTCTGAGCTTCTTCTTCCATGTCATAACACGCTGCAATTATTTGACTTTCTGGAAAATTTGGAATTGTGTCGCGACTCAATCGAACACCTCTATTAACAAATATATCTTTGTTTAACTTGACTAAATGTTCTTTGCCACCAGTGAATTCCAAACCAAAACGTCCTTTGGTAACACCGTGTTCATACAGCCACGCATAATACTGTGGATTGTTGTTGAATAGCTTTAACGCAGATCCAACAGTTTTTAACTCCAATGGATTTGTAGCATTTGTAGCACTGCAAAACAACATCTTGTATCCTTGATTCAATGCTGCAATGCATGTCTCACTGTTTTTTGTCTTGGCACCTTTTAATTTCTGACTTTCATCCCAAATAATTAAGGTGTTCTTAGGTATCTTCCAAACAAATTCTTTTCTGCGCGTTTCGCGTCTTTTTACATAACTTGCAAATGGACTATCTTTTCTTCCAGTTCGTAGCATTTCATAGTTTATAATACCTACTAATTTGTCTTTCATTTTGAAATGATTAACAATAACACGCTTCCAAGATTCCATTACTGCTTTTGGGCAAACAATCAATATTTGCATGTTTAGTTCTCTTGCAACGCCACATGCAGTATATGTTTTACCAACACCAACATCACTACCATCAATACCCGCACCCCATTTTTTAATAGCCGCACATAATTTCTCCGCAGCAGTTACTTGCCAAGGACGCAATCCAGTCGAATTGTTTAATGGCAATACTTCCAAAGATTCTTCTTGTTTTGCTCCAACATCAACCGGTGCATCAAACAATACTTTTCTGGCTTTTGATTCGATTAATATCCATTCACCATCTTTTTTTGCGACACTATATCCCTGTGCCTTTAAAGAAAGACTGTGCTTCTTCCAATAATCGAAAAAACTAAATCTAAGTTCTTGAGGAATTAACCAATCACGCTGCCAGATACTATCAGTTTTGTATGGCTTTCCCCAGTTAACATCTAACTGATCCATAACAAAAAATATTAATCTCCCATTTCGGTACGATAGTTTGAATATTGGGCTACTTCATAAATATTACATTTAACATGACGCAGTTGCTTTACAACTCCAATATCAAAATATTTTGCCAGTGATTCTACAAATGTTTTACCATTCGAATCATCTGGACCATGGCCCAAATCAATAAGATTCTGCATATAGGTACGACGATTCTGTTTAAATTTTCGTTGTACAGTGCCCTCTAAATGTTTAACTACCTCGTTGAGTGTATTATAATACACAGGAGTTTTACCTAATGTTGTATCAACTATATAAAATTTCATAACTTACTAATAAGTATGGTGTTGTCTACCATATAGCGTATATTTTAACATATAATAAATCAGTTACAATTTATTTTATTGTTTAAATTGATTTACATGCCATAAATATTATATAAACAATAAAATAAATTATATTTATTATCAACCTTTATGGCACTAATAAGCAGCTATTCAATAAGATTTGATCAAAGAAACGGCGCGAATACAGCGTACACCGAAAGTTTTGTATCTGGTTCAAATCTTATTTTAACTACAAATTCAACCGGCATTGTAACAGGATCATATATTGTTCCGTCTAGTAGTCTTTCTATAACTGCGAGTTATACTGAAACAGCAAGTTATGCAAATCAAATATTTGTAGCAAAACAATCATTTTCTTCTAGTACAACGTGGAGTTTTTATCATAATTTAAATACAACATCTCCATTCATTCAAATATATAATCAAAACAACGATCAAATGATTCCTGCTAAAATCCAAGCAATTAATAATTCTACAAGTTCAATACAATTTAGTTTTTCAGCAAGTGGAATCGCAATAGCTCGCTAAAATAAAGATTTTATAAAAAAACTATAAATATTATAATCTTGAATTTTTGACGTATATTTATATTTAGTTTTATATAACAAAAAAACTGATTTGAAAGGAAATTTAATATATGCCAATTACTGAAGGTGGAAAATTTAGCCCAGAAGATAGAATCGTTAGTCCCGGTGTGTTTACCCGCGAAAACGATTTGAGCGGCATTGCTCAAGGAGTAGCAGATATTGGCGCAGCAATTGTTGCTCCATTTCCGCAAGGACCGGGCTTTGCCCCAACATTAGTTACCAGTACTGCTGACTTAGAAGCAAAATTTGGTGTAGCTGATGGTGTTTATTACGGCCCATATACAGCAAAAGAATATTTGAAAGAAAAGGGATTCGTAACAGTTGTTCGTGTGGGTGCATTAACTGGATATAACCAAAATAACCCATTCGTCATTTGGGCAGAACCGGGTTCATGGGCACGCAGTGGCAGTGCAGGTGCATTTAATAGTGCTAGTTCATATGTTTTGTATGACAATAATGATTTAGCCGCTACATTTGACTATACTGCATCAAGCACAAGCGGATCGTTGACATTTTTAAGTGGAGCATCATTTATTGGTAAATTCCAAGCCTCACAAGGAGATGCAGTAAGTGGAAGCACCTCCAATTTTAGTAGCGGAAGTAAATTGTACTACAATCAACAGTTTGCATTTGCGTTTTCAACAAATACTACTGCATCATCATTGCGTGTTACAAGTAGTCTTCAAGGAAGCGGTGCATCTGGAACTGTTAAATTATTACAAGCACTAACCGAAACCGCAGGAGCAAATGGTAGTGTTAGTGGTTCATTTCCTGTTAGTGGTATTACCGTTGTAAATACTGATAACGGTATTGTTACTGATGGCAGCGCAATTAAATTGATTAGTGGTTCATTTACATCGTCGGTTGTTTCAGGTGGATGTGGTGTTCAATTAGTTGTTAACGGTATTATAAGTGGTTCATTTGGTCAATTGACCGGACAATTTAGTGCATCAAATGGTAGTTATGGCGATCCATGCAGTCCAGTTTCACAAAGCGGTCGCTTACCACAAATTTTAGCAGTGTTATCTGATACACAACACGCAACATTGGATTCAACGCTTAGTGCCGCAGGATTTAGTGGTAGCGTATTGACTTCTAGCGTTGCTTCATCTGGTACATATAGTGGCAGCGTTGATCAAGCTGCATTAAATTTTCAATTGCAATTAAAGAGTGATGGTAGTACTGTTGGTTTCTATGATTTCTCATTGGATCCAGCAAGTAACAAATATATTACCAATGTCTTCGGCACAGATCCAACTGCTGGAAATCCAGCAAAACAAGTTGCAGGAACCAAAATTGAAGCTGCTTACTTATATAAATTCTTCGGTAGTAGCGTACAACGTGTTGCTGCAAATCTGTTAACAGAAGGTTGGCAAATCCGTGGTGCAGTGTTTCCAAGTGCTAGTTTCACAACCGGCAATCCATTGACATTCACCGATTCATATTCATTGAACTTGAATGCTGGTGATAGCAGCTTTGGATTGACCCATGCATATACTCCTTGGGTAAAGAGTCAAGGTATTGCTCCATGGAGTGCAGATGGTAGCACCGCAAATGCAACTAAATTTGAATTGTTTAAAGTTCATACATTAGCGGACGGTACTTACACCAATCAAAAATACAAGATTGAAATCAGTAATGTCAAATTGGCTGGTACAGTTGCTGGTAGTGATTGGGGTAGTTTCACATTGGCAGTACGTGACTTTAGCGACACGGAAAAGAAACCTAAATATTTGGAAATCTTCCAAAATTTGAGTTTGGATCCAGATAGCGCAAACTTCATTGCACGTCGTATTGGTGATCGCTACAATTATATTACCTATGCAGGTAAGATTATTGAATTTGGTACTTATAACAACTTGAGTAAATACATTCGTATTGAAATGAGTGAAATTGCTTATCCAGTAAGTGCAGTTCCTTATGGTTTCCAAGCATATACAACACCAATTGGCAGCACAGCAACTGGTTATGTTCCAATTGTTAAATACAGCAAAGCAAGTATCTACGGTCAAGCACCGGGCAAATATGCGTCCGGCACAGTCTTTGGTGATAATCCACTAGGTGCTGATGATGAATTGACCGCACTGTATCCAACAGCAAGTACTGGTGTAACTGTGGCCGAAGACACATTGCAATATTTTGCTCCAATTCCAGCGATGGGTGCAAATGATAGCAATGGTAAGAATATCGACTTCGACTTGGGCGATGTATTGGGTAGCGGTAGTGCTGCTTATATTGCAACAACTGGTAGTTTGTTACCAGCCGCAACAAGTGGTAGTATTCCATCTGTATATGATGCTGCTAATGAAGCAAATTATGTTAAGATGCGTAAATTCGTACTAGGTTTCCAAGGCGGATTTGATGGTCAAAGCCCAGCAATTCCAATCAATGTTGGTAGTGATATCACAGCAGGTAATACTCAAGGTTTGAATTGTACTAACATTAATAGTGGCGGTAGTATTGCTTACAAACAAGTTGTAGGTGCTCTTGGTAATGCAGATGAATTTGATATTAACTTGATTGCTACACCGGGTATCTTCCATAGCCAACATAGTTATGTTGCCCAATTGGTAATTGATATGTGCGAAGCTCGCGGAGATTGTTTCTACATCATGGATAACATTATCTTCCCTAAGAGCAATCAAACAGTTGGTATGATTGATGCTGCTGTAAATGACGTATCAACAATTGATAGCAATTATGTTGGTACATATTATCCTTGGATCAAGATTCTTGATACCAATATGAACAAGATCATCAGTGTTCCACCAAGTGTTATTATGCCAGCAATTTATGCTGCAAATGATAATTCAAGTGCCGAATGGTTTGCTCCAGCAGGTTTGAATCGTGGTGGTATCGCACAAGCTGTTCAAGTTCTTGATAGATTAACACATGCTGAACGCGATGTGTTGTATGAAGGTCGTGTTAACCCAATCGCAGCATTTCCGGGTCAAGGAATTTGTGTATGGGGCCAAAAGACACTTCAAATCAAACCAAGCGCATTGGATCGTATCAACGTTCGTCGATTGTTGATTGCATTGAAGAAATTTATTGCAAGTTCAAGCAAGTTCTTGGTATTCGAACAAAATGTTGCCGCAACAAGAAATCGTTTCTTGAGTATTGTCAATCCATATTTGGAAAGCGTACAACAACGTAGTGGTTTGTATGCATTCCAAGTAAAAATGGATGCTGAAAACAATACACCAGACTTGATAGATAGAAATGTTCTTTACGGTCAAATCTACTTGCAACCAGCAAAGACTGCTGAATTCATTATTCTTGATTTCAACATCTTGCCAACAGGTGCTCAATTTCCCGGCGCATAATTAGTTCCTAAAAATCAGACCCTGCTAGAGAAATCTAGCAGGGTTTTTTATTGGAACACTATATATTTATATATATGATTTATTTGTCCGACCTACTAAATGAAACAAAACTACCATCAAGTGAGATTGATATGGACGTTTATGCGCGTAAGTATTTAAAAACAATAGATTATTTAAAAACTAAGAAAAAAACATTGTTACTCACAACTAGTAATAGATGGATACAACACAAAGATGATGTACCAAAAAGTACTCAATTGGCAATAAAAATAAAAGAAACTCTTGGAAGTGATAAAATAATTCATCTTGATATTCCAAAATTAAATATTTTACCATGTGAAGGTAATGTTAGTAGCAACAAGCAATTTGGTGGATATCATTGTGGTACAAAAGACTCGGCATTAAAAGATAAAGAAAAAAATCCTACGGGAAATCATCGTTGTTGGTGTAGTTATAACAACAAAAATGATGAATTATGGAAAGTTAGTAAAGAACTTTTTGAATGTGATGCTGTTGTATTTTTTACAAGCATTAGATGGGGACAAGCCAATAGCTTTTACCAAAAATTAATTGAAAGATTAAATTGGCTTGAAAGCCGACATGCTACATTGGGAGAAAGCAATATTGTTAAAAATATTGACGCTGGATTTATTGCAGTTGGTCAAAATTGGAACGGTCCAAGTGTTGTGAAAACTCAAAAACAAGTTTTTGAGTTTTTTGGATTCAATACTCCAAATGATTTGTTTTGGAACTGGCAATATACAAATGACCCGTGGGATGAATCAAAGCGTTCATATAATACTGCACCGAGTGTGTTTAACGAAACATTTAAAATATAAAAAACTTATATAGATATTATGTTATATGTAATAAAGGCTGTTATAAATTTATGAAAAAAGCATCAGGAAAAAGTAATTTAAGCATTGTACGCGATTATCTTGACGGAACTAGACCATTCATTCAAGTAGGATATGATGAAAATGTGGCATTGCAAAGTCGAAAAGAAGGAGAAGAATGGGAAGATAGTAATGGTGTTAAATGGGTAAAGAAGAATGGATATAAGAAACGTGTAAGCAAAAAAGCACAGTATGTTTTTGAACAACGCTGCACGGTTTGTAACGCAGATATGAAATGGGGAAATTATCTTGATCAGAAAATATATCCGAAGACTCAACGATGCTATGAATGCAATATTGAATTTGAAGCAATCTTAAAAAGTCGTGGAATTTACAATGACTATGAAAAATTTAAAGTAATTAACAATGAATTATCAATGATGAAAGATTTCAAATCAAAGATTGTTGATAGCATAAATTACCTTGAAAATTATACACCACAAACAAAAGATCCTCAATTTTTCAATGAAGATGGTAGCAATGAAATTTGGGTAGATGACACAGATAGACGCGAACTTGTATTGAAAGATTTGAAAGAAGATCTTGATAAAGTCAATAGTGGAATCGCATTAGCAGAAAGCGAATTAGTTAAATTAAATTATAACGTTGCGCTTGATCCAAATATTAATAAATTAACATTGAAAAAGATACAGGAAAAAGAGGAGAAATTGCAAAATGGCTGAAAAATCATTAAAAGAAATAATCAAAGAAGAGTATAAAAAATGTTTGGTTGATCCGATATATTTCATGAAGAAATATGTAAAGATTCAACATCCAATTCGTGGCACAATTAATTTTGATTTGTATCCTTTTCAAGAAGAAACATTAAGTGGATTGGTAGAAAATGATTTTAATATCATTTTAAAAAGTCGTCAAATGGGTATTAGCACATTGGTTGCCGCATATAGTTTGTGGCTGATGGTATTTCATACAGATAAAAATATTCGCTGTATTAGTATTACACAAGAAACAAGTAAAGAAATTGTTACCCGTGTTCGATTTGCCAATGATAATTTACCCGTTTGGTTAAAAGTGCCCGTTGTTGAAAACAATCGTCTTTCTCTAGTATTAAAAAATGGTAGTACAATCAAGGCAGAAAGTAGTGCAGGTACAGCAGGACGTTCGGCGGCATTGTCATTACTAATTATTGACGAAGCTGCATTTATTGATAATATCGAAGAAATTTGGTTGTCTGCTCAATACACATTGAGTACAGGTGGTCGTGCAATTGTTTTGAGTACACCAAACGGAGTTGGTAATTTCTTTCATAATACATGGGTTGACGCTGAAGCAAAGAAAAACAATTTTCATACAATTAAGTTGCCGTGGCATTTACATCCGGAGCGTGATCAAAAATGGCGCGACCAACAAACAGCTTTGAGTGGTGTAAAAGGATCTGCACAAGAATGTGATTGTGATTTTAGTACTACCGGTAACACTGTAATTGATATTCCTACATTAGATTTTTACAAAAATGAAAAGGTTAAAGATCCGATAGAAATGCGGGGTATTGATAAAAGTTATTGGATTTGGGAATATCCAGATTATAGTCGTAGTTATATTGTTTGTGCCGACGTTGCGCGTGGAGATGGTGCAGATTATAGCGCATTTCATGTAATTGATATTGAAAGTTTCACGCAAGTTGCCGAATATCAAGGTCAAATTAATACTAAAGATTACGGTAATATGTTGGTTAGCGTTGCGACCGAATATAACAATGCATTATTAGTTGTTGAAAATGCAAATATCGGATGGGCAGTATTACAGCAAATTATTGACCGTGGCTATCCTAATACATTTTATAGCAGTGCCGATCTTCAATATGTAGATATTGAACGTCAGATATCAAACAAGTTTAATGCTATGGAAAAGAAGATGGTGCCGGGATTTACGACAACAATGAAGACTCGTCCGTTGATTGTATCTCGTTTGGAAATGTATTTTAGAGAACGTAGCATTGAAGTTCGTTCAGCAAGATTGGTAAATGAATTGAGAACATTTATTTGGAATGGTAACAAACCAGAAGCGTTGCCAAAATATCACGACGATCTGGTTATGTCATTTAGTATTGGTATGTGGGTGCGTGATACTGCATTAAAATTACGTCAACAGGGTGTTGATATTACTAAGAGTTTGATAAACAACATCAACAAGCTTGGAAATGCAGATCCAATTTATAAAACTGGTAATTTAACTGCTCAACAAGCATGGGAAATGAATATCGGAAAAACTGGTAATGATAAAAAAGAGTCTTTAAATTGGTTATTATAAGATATATATACAAATATGCCTACAGATGAATTCAAAGAGTTGAAACAACGTTCGTTGTTTTCAAAATTAAGAAGATTATTTAGCACCGACGTAATTGTTCGTAATATTGGTGGTAAAAAACTGAAAGTAGTAGACACCGACGAATTAGCATACGCGACAGATCGTAATACCTTACGTGATCGTTTCAATCGTATTCGCACAAGTGCTTATAATCAATATAGCCGTGATTTCACATTGAGTTATCAAGCGGCTCGTATTGAATTGTTTCGTGATTACGACACAATGGATATGGACCCTATTATCAGTAGTGCATTAGATATTTATGCAGATGAGTGTTTAACGCAAAACGAATTGGGCGATATGCTAACAATTCGTAGCACCAATGATAACGTCAAACAAATTCTTCATAATTTGTTTTATGACATTTTAAATATTGAATTTAATTTGTGGAGTTGGACTCGTAATTTGGTCAAATATGGTGATTTTTACTTGAAAATGTATGTAAGTCCAGAATTTGGCGTTTACATGGTTGAACCAATTAGTAGCTACAACGTTACCCGTGTAGAAAATAGCGATTTAAATAATAAAAATTATATTAAATTTCAAGTAAATTTACCAGAAGGTGGAAAAATTGAAGAATTAGAAAATTATCAGGTTGCACATTTTCGTTTGTTGAGCGATAGCAATTTCTTACCTTACGGAAAAGGTATTATTGAAGGTGCGCGTCGTGTTTGGAAACAAGTTAGTTTGATGGAAGATGCAATGTTGATTCATCGTATTATGCGAGCACCTGAAAAGCGTATTTACAAGGTTGACATTGGTAATATTCCACCAAACGAAGTTGATCAATATATGGAAAAATTGATCAATAAAACAAAAAAAGTTCCTTATATTGATGAAAAAACAGGTGACTACAATCTTCGTTTCAATTTGTGGAACATGGTTGAAGATATTTATTTGCCTGTTCGTGGCAGTGATAGTGGAACCAGCATTGAGCCATTGAGTGGCATGGAATTTACAGGTATTGATGATATTGAATATCTTCGCAACAAAATGATGGCTGCATTAAAGATTCCAAAGGCATTTTTGGGATATGAAGAAGATTTGAGCGGCAAAGCTACATTAGCAGCAGAAGACGTTCGTTTTGCACGTACCGTTCAACGTGTTCAAAAATTTATTGTTAGTGAATTAACAAAAATTGCAATTGTTCATTTGTATTCACAAGGTTATCGCGATGCAGAATTGGTTGATTTTAGTTTGGAATTAACAAATCCATCGACTATTTTTGAAAAAGAAAAGGTTAGTGTCTGGCAAGAAAAAACCAGTTTGGCAAAAGAAATGATTGATGCCAAAATTTATAGTCGTAAATGGATTCATACTACTGTCTTCAATACCAGTGAAGATGATATTGACACTATTAACAATGATATTGTTGAAGATGCAAAACAAGCATATCGTTTGAAGAAGATTGAAGAAGAAGGTATTGATCCAGCAAAACCATATAATAAAATTAATGCTGGTGAAGAAGGAGACGCTGGCGCAACCCCTGAACTCGGCGCAGCAGAACCAGAAGCAGCACCAGCAGAAACACCAGCACCACCAACAGGTGCAGGAGAAGCTCCATTAAAAGAACGAGATCAAACAGGTCGTAAAAAAGCATCAAATTATCCATTTGGAGAAGATCCATTGGGTAGTAAAGAAAACACTCGCCGTTCAAATAAAACAACAACAAAACATCCTATTTCACATGCATACAAAAATAATAGTCCTTTGAGTTTTGAAGGATTGGATATGCATCTTCGTGGAGATGGTACAAAATCAATTTTAAATGAAAATATAGATTCAAAAAAGAAATCATTTTTGGATGAATCTAATATAATTGACTAAAGTTAGATAAATATCGTATTTAAATCAATTTTACACATTTTTCTCTATATTTATAAAATAACGGAATAGACATTATTATGTATAAAGCAAAACATTCTAAGTTTAGAAACACTGGGTTGCTATTTGAGTTACTTACTCGACAAGTAACTGCGGATATTTTAGCTGGAAAAGACGAATCACCGGCTAAAAATTTACTGTTTAAATATTTTTCGCCAAATACAGAACTTGGACGCGAATGGCAATTGTATAATTTCTTAGTAAATGAACGTGCCAAAGACGAAACTCTAGCAGAAAAATATATCTCAATCACTTTAAAGCAAAGAGAAAAACTTGATAACAAAAAACTCACTGAACAAAAATATAATTTAATCAAAGAAATTAATGATGTCTATTCCGCAGAAACATTATTAAAATCAAGTTTAAAAAATTATAAACTTTTTGCTTCAGTTTATAAATTATTTGAAGATCACATTAATAATAAAATTAAGTTTGATATTCAAGAAGTAATTCAAGCTAGAAATTTTATTAGTGAAAATCTATGCGGTATCAAAAAGAAATCTCCAGAAGCAGAAGAAGAAGTAATTAAAATCTACAAGCAACAAAGCGAAGATATTCGTATGTTGTCTTACAAAATCATGGTCGATAGCTTGAATGAAAAATATCAAGGACTTGATCAAAATCAAAAACGATTACTTAGAGAATTTATTAACAATATTACTAATACAAATTCATTGAATGTATTGATTAATGAAGAAGTAGAAACTGTAAAGAAAGAATTGACTGAATTGAGTTCACAAGTTGATTCAGATGTTATCAGAATTAAAATTACAGAAACTGTAAAACAATTGGATAAAGTAAAACCATCAAAGAGTGTCAAAGACAATCAAGTTATGGTTTTGTTGCTTTCATATGAACTCATCAAAGAAATAAAATCACAAATTTAATAATATATGAATAAAGACAACGTAATGAAAAAAGGCAAAATTATTGTTGGAGGCACTTTGCGTGAAAAATTAAAAGCAAAGTTAAAAGAAATCATTCGTAAAAAAATGACAGAAATTTCAACAAGCGGTGCTGCTGGTGGTAGTGCTGCGGATGGTAGTGCCGGTCCAGTAAAAACGCCATATGCATTTGGTAAAGTAAAAGATCCTACAACTGGTTTGGATGGATACAAGCAAGTTGGAAAACCCGAAACAGGTACAATTACTGAAAAAGAAGGTAAGAAAAAAGAACCCGAAACTAAAGAATCTCCTAAGAAGAGTGAACCAAAGCCATATGAGCCAATTGTAAAGCCAAAAACTCCTGAAGAAAAAGCTGCCGATGAACTTTCTGCTTCAAACGAAAGACGTAAAAAAGAAGTAGAATTGGTTGCGAAAATTGTATCAGGATGGGCCGATACTCGCAAAAAAGCTTCAAAAGCTTCAAAAGCTTCAAAAAAATCTGATTAATAAAGATTATTATGTCGATTAGTTTAAAAAGACTAATAGAATTGGATAGTGAGCCGCAAGTCAAACAAAATGCGGCTTATACTCCTATTGTTGCTCAACAACCAACTCCACAAGGTCAGGAGTTTAATGTTGGATTAGATTTTACTAATTTTGAACGAACGATAGCAGCATTTACTGAAAATGCAAAAAATGCATTTCAACAAAAACTTATGAGTTTGGTTGGAAATAAAAAAGTATTTTTGCGTGGTAGTAAAGGCTATGGTCAGCCAATTAAAGATTATACTGTCAATGTAAAAAGCGTTAGCATTGATTTTTATTATGAACGTTATGTTGTTGTTTTCAAAGATGAAAATGACAAAGAATACTTTTTAGAGCCGGGATACAAGATTAAAATCTTGGGTCAGGCACAAATTGTTCCAAAAACACCAAAGAAAAAAAAGAAGGAACAACCTCCGGTTGTGCCAGTTCAACCAAATATTAATCCTAGATAATATGAATAAAGAATTACTTGTTGACTGCATTTCGTTTGCAGTAAGCCGAGATGTCATAAATGAAATGACAAATAGTGGCGGACCTTTTGTAGTAAAAGGTGTATTGCAACGTGCTAATGCAAAAAATCAAAATGGTAGAATTTATCCAAAAGCAATTTTGGAACGTGAAGCAGTAAAATATACTGAAAACTTCATCAAACAACGTCGTGCATTAGGTGAATTAGATCATCCTGAAACTAGTGTTGTTAATTTGCAAAATGTTAGTCATAACGTATTGGAAGTTCACTGGGAAGGTGATGATTTGGTCGGTAGTGTTGAAATTTTAACAACGCCAAGCGGCAACATTTTGCGTGAGTTATTTAAAAGCTCAATCAATGTTGGCATTAGTAGTCGTGGCGTAGGTAGTGTAAAACGAAAAATGGCAGAAAGTGCAGATGAAGTTCAAGAAGATTTTGAATTAATTGCATTTGATTTCGTTAGCAACCCAAGCACACAAGGAGCATTTTTACATCCGTCTGGACAAATTCAAGAAGGTGTAAATACAATTAAAAATCCAGTCACAAACAAATGGGATAATGTAAATAATATTATTCGAGAAATCTTAGGAGAAATTAAATAATATATGAATAATAAAACACAAAATGAAGGATTTTTTGACCGTCTTAAAGCAAATTGGACTGGGGCAAAAACTGCCGCAACAAATATAGGAACAGGCGTAGCATCGGTTGCGGCTGGAGTACCATTGAAATTAACCAATGTTCAAGATGCCAGAATTAAACAATTATTTAGTCAGGTTCAAGCAAGAATCAAACCATATGCAAACAAATTGGGAAATACAAATGTTGCGACCAAACTGAATGCTGAAATTGAAGTAAAAAAGAATCTTCTAGGATTCATCAATGATTTCATGAAAATGACGGGTGAAAAAAAACCAAATAATGTGATTGCCACATTGCAACAACCACAATATGCTGAAATTGCAAATTATATCAAAAAATTAGGGCTTTCTGTTCCTGTTTCAAAGAAACCTGTGACACCATCCGCATCCACAACTACCCCTACCCCAGCACCTGCTTCATCTACACCGCCAACTGGAGGTACACCCGCCGATGGTACATTCGATGTTTCTAAAAATTATAAATTTGATGCTAGTAAAAATCTATGGGTTAATATTTCAACCGGAGTTGCGTTGAACAAATCAGCTTCAGACGCAAAGACAGTTGCATACTGGAATGCAGTTAAAAAAGGAACCATCATTCCAGAAAATAAAACTAAAATTGTATATAAAGAGTTTTTTGTATAATTGCTAATATTTATTACATATGATCACGTTAAAAAAAATTATTGAAGGAGTTGAACAAGAATCTTCTGTAGATACTAATGAATTGAGTGGTATGATGGGACAGTCACCTACTACATGGGATACGCCAAAAGCATATGCTCCTGCCGGTGCGCCAGTTCGAACAAATGAAGCATTACCTTCAAAGAAATTAACCGCTGAAGAAAAGCGTAAATTGCTTGGTATGATTGGTCAATTTAACGAATATCGCCGTGCTATGAAGATGGCGGATGAATTGAAACACGTTGCTGAAAACATTGTTTACATTGCAGAAATGACCGAAAAATACGGTTTGAATGAAACAAGTGAGTGGTTTGAAGGAGTAACATTGGAACGTGATATGAAAGAAATTAAACGTTATGCAAGTGAATTGCATAAGATTGCTAATAAAGTTCATCCACAGGTTCAACAAGCCGAAGCAATATACGAAGAAATTGGACTAAAGTTAGAAAGATACTTTAATCTATAAATCAAAAACCCCACTTAATAGTGGGGTTTTTTATTATACTTCTAATTTTCCAAACTCATCTATTCTATCCATCATGTTATCGAATGATTTAAAATAATGTTTTCTATCATTAACTTTTAATTCATATCCAAGCTTTTTATGCTTGGCAATGCTGTATCTATTCATATCCATATCACCGGGAATAGTTAATCCCATATGACTATCACCTTCGATTTGAAAGCCCATACCTTCAAGCATATCCAAATGTTTCATTTCCCACGAATTTGGATTATCGAAGTCATCTAACTTGTAATAATTTTCATTTTGTAGTTCGGATGTATGATAATCTTTTCTAATATTCATTGGTTGTTTGTAGCTATTATGATTGCTGCCAACACTATGACGTTTTGAACTAATTGTAAATTGTTTTGATTGCATATGTTATTTATTCATTAATAGTGCGTCTGTAAAAAAATTATAAATGTTGCTCAAGAAATTTGGAATATTTGCATTTTTATCAAATGAACTTCCTGAGCGACTAAACACTGCGCCGGGTTTATCTATATCTTCTCGTTTAGTAAATGCAACATACCACATGGCATATTTATATTCATTAGAATTTCGTGGATTTGCAATTTTTCTAATGGCAAAATGAAAATTTGTTGGCGATTGATTAACTTCAAATTGAATAGTATTATTTGTAAAATCAACTGAACTTATATTACTATATACATGTTTAATTGCTTCTTTTATTTTTTCAAGCTCTTGAGGACCAATTGTATAAGGGCGATTATATCCTTTTTGTAATACAGCAGTCAAATTGGTATCATCAGCTTCTTTTGTTTCAACATAAGAAGATTCAATCAACATATTTTCCAACAATACTTTTTTGATATATTGTTTCAATGATTGTTTTTGTTTTTCGTTCATATAAATAAATATCTAAAAATATTTTAACTTTTGTATTTTTTAATTATATTTATTTTACAGTAATACGACATTTCCTTTGTCGCAATAAATATTCTAACTTTATTGGAGTTTCTATAATAACTTCAGAAACAAACAAAGGATAATCATATATGTCAAAATTATTACAAGAAGCACTCGCTGACGCAAAAGCCGTTAAGCGTATTGCTATTGAAAATGCTAAAGTAGCATTAGAAGAAACATTCCAACGCGAAGTCACCGGAATGTTCCAAGAAAAAATCAAAGAAGAATTGGCCAACGAAGAAACCTACGGTGTAGGTGATCAAAGTGGCGGCCTTCAAGGATCCAGTGATATTGGCGGAACTGTTGGTGGCAGCAAAAAGCCATCTGCAAAAGCCCACAAAACATCAACCAAAGTTTCTAAGTTGGAAACTGGTGTAAAATTGGATGAAGAAGCCGAAGATTCGATGCATGCTGAAGTTGGTTCACATGACAATCAAATGGAAGCTTCAGAAGAAGCTGTTCATGATGAAACAATTACCAATGAAGAATTGGAAGAAATCTTGAGTAGCTTAGAAGAAGAATTGGATGAAGAAGGTGAACCGTCACCAGCACAACCTCCTGTTGATCCAATGGCACAAACACCTGCTCCTGCTCCTGCGCCAATGGCACCTGCTCCAGTTGATCCAAATGCTCCAGTAGCTGCTCAACCTCCAGTTGATCCAAATGCTCCTGTTGCTCCAGTTGCTCCTGCTCCAATGGCACAAGCACAACCTCCAGTTGCTGAAGAAGAAGAAAGCATGGAAGAAATCAGTCTCGACGAACTTTTGAGTGAAATCGGTGCTGAAGAAAGCTTGGAAGAAGCTAAGGAAGAAGACGACGACGAAAAAGAAGAAAAAGAAGAAGGTAAAGAAGAAGATGAAGATTTGAAAGAACAAAATACTTCACTTCGTACCCAATTGAGCGAACACATTAAAGTCATTGAATATTTGCGTGAACAAATCAATGAAATTAATTTATTGAATGCAAAATTATTGTATACCAACAAGTTGTTTAAGCAATTTGGATTGAGTAACACACAAAAATTGAGCATTGTTGAAAAATTCGACTTGGCAAGCACAGTACGTGAAGTCAAGTATGCATACACAATTTTAGCCGAATCATTAAGTTCCGGTGCATCAACAGTCAAGAAGACTAATACTGTTGCAAAATCTATCACCGAAGGTTTGGCAAGCAAAGCAGTTGCATCCACAAAACCATCAAAAGATGTAATTGTTGAAAACACTAACGAGATGGCTTTGAAATTCCAAAGACTCGCCGGAATCAAGAAGTAATTTTAATGGTGAGCAAAAACCAAACAAAAAAATAGATAAGGAAAATATAATATGAGTGATATTAAGTCATTATTGACAAACAACATGAACCCACAAGCACGTTTGATGCAGGAAACTCGTCAATTACAAAGTAAGTGGGATAAAACTGGTCTTCTTGAAGGATTGGGCGGCGTAGAAAAAGCCAATATGTCCATCTTGCTTGAAAACCAAGCAAAGCAATTGCTTGATGAAGCAACTGCCACAGGTACATCAGCAAACAGTGAACAATGGGCAGGCGTAGCTCTTCCATTGGTTCGCCGTGTATTTGCTGAAATTAGCGCAAAAGAATTCGTTTCAGTACAACCAATGAATCTTCCAAGTGGTTTGATCTTTTATTTGGATTTCAAATATGGTTCAACTAATGGCGGATTTACTGCTGACTCAGCTAACAATTACAGTTCATTGTTCGGTGGAACAGGCAAGAAGCTTGGATCAACTGACAGTGCAACCGGTGGTTTGTATGGTGTAGGTCGTTATGGTTATTCTATTAATGATATTACAGCAAGTATTTCTGCTGCAACTGGTAGCAGCTTGCCAGCAAGTGGAGTATATTTCACCACTGCGTCATATAGTGATGTCGATTTTGATGCATCCTATAGTTCTAGCGTTAACGGTACAAGCAACAACATCTACAAGTTGACAATTAATTTGGGAGATAATAGTAGTACTTCAGGTGCAAACCCATTTGCATCAACAATTAATAATGCCGACTTAAATGCAGTACGTAGCTTCGTATTCACTGGAACCAGTACAACTACTGCTCCATTGAACGCATTCCAAGCTGTATATAACACTGGTAGTTTGGCAAGTCCACAATACTCAGTAACATTGTTCTTCAGTGCATCTTCAGCATTGTTGGCAGCCGGTAAAGTAACTGGCTCTGTATTGTTTAGCAAGCAACCAACTGATACAACCCGTGGTGACTTCGAAGATAAGGCTCCATTCAGTGGTACTGGTGCAAATACTGGTATTAACGCTGGTACCGATATTGGTATTCCAGAAATTAACTTGGAATTGAAGAGCGAACCTATCGTTGCCAAGACACGTAAATTGAAGGCCGTTTGGACCCCTGAATTGGCTCACGATTTGAATGCTTACCACAGCATCGACGCAGAAGCAGAATTGACTGCTTTGTTGAGTGAATACGTCTCAATGGAAATTGATTTGGAAATCCTTGATATGTTAATTACTGCTGCTCCGGGTGTAACAACTCAAGCATGGAGTGCTAAGATCGGTAATGAATTGTCAGTTAACTTGGATAGTTTCGGTAATATGAATAATATTACTTTGAACACCGACGCAACTAACAAAACTGCATATGTTAAGAGCACATGGTTCCAAACATTGGGTAACAAGATTCAACGTGTATCTAACAAGATTCACCAATTGACTCTTCGTGGTGGTGCTAACTTCTTGGTCGTCAGTCCAGATGTTGCAACTATCTTGGAAAGTATTCCGGGCTATGTAGTAAACACCGATGGTGATAGTGCTAAGTTCGCAATGGGCGTAAGCCGTGTTGGTTCTTTCGCATCACGTTTCCAAGTTTACAAGAATCCATATATGGTTGAAAACGTAATCTTGGTTGGTTTCCGTGGAAATAACTTCCTCGAAACTGGTGCAGTTTATGCTCCATATATCCCACTCGTACAAACTCCAATGGTATACGATCCAATTAACTTCACACCACGTCGTGGAGTATTGACTCGTTATGCTAAGAAAGTAATTCGTCCAGAATTCTACGGTAAAGTATTCATTGGTGATCTTGACCAAGTATAATCCGTAACGAGATATTAAGTTAAAGCGAACCCACGGTATTTCTACCGTGGGTTTTTATTTTTTATTTTTCTATTTATATGATTATGTATTCAGAAAAAATATCACTAAAGTCTTTGTTATTGGAATATTTTACGGAACCCGTTTCTGTTTTAAAAAAATACATTACTAAAACAGAGGCAGAAAGAAAAATAGAACTTGGATTAAAAAATGATTGCATAGAATTTTTAGCAAGACGATATCCAAGTATATATGAAAAATATAGAAAAAACAATTACGGTGAATCGTCTGAAATGTTAATGAAAGAGCATTTAGATGTATTTAATGAATGGTGTAATTTTTTGTATGAAAAATTAAACAGTTATGATTATCATGAATACTTTGACACGGGCTATCCGACATGGAATTATGTAGATTATAGATCCATTGTAAAAAATCAATGGTTGATTCATTTTAGTGATACAGCACAAAATATTTATTATGATCAAAGATTTAATAGTGGAGTAGATGATTATACAAGACTAGGATTAACTAAGCATTTATCCGATGGTATGAAAGATATGGAAGGATATAATTTTGCTTATTTATTAAGTGATTATTTGAGATACGGAAAGGAACGTAATCGATTCAAATATGGAAAAGAAGCTGTTTTGTTCAAAGCAAGTGGAATACAAGTGTGGCATTTTGGTGATGCCGAACCACAAGTAATTTTTTGGGGACCGAGTGCATTTGATATTGTCTATATTAGAGAAGACAGTGACACAGGCGAATATTATGTATATAGTAAAAACAAGACAAGTCCATTCAGAGGAGAATTTGATGATTGTGTTGACTGGGTAATAAATAATTTTAATCAATATAAACGCATATTATTACCTTGATGTATTCTATTTATTATCATATGAAATTAACCGACATTGTTGAAAATATTGTTCATCCAGCAGAACCAATGAATCTAATTAAAGAGGTTGCTGTTAGCCAAAATTTAAAATATCATTTGGATAGACACTTAACGCTTGAAGAATGTGTATTTCGCAATTATAGCGAAGCTTATTTTAACTTAATAAATGAAATTCGTGCATTATACAACGATGATGCAATTGAATTAAATGAATATGACGCAGATATTGTCGAAAGCGATTTGGGAGAAACTGCTGAATATGAAGGACGCACTGTATATTTAGATGCTCCTATTGAAGAAGATGTTGATGAACAATTGATGTTGGAAGCAAAACATCGTGGCAGAACAGTTAAATTAAATAGACCATTTCGAACTCCCGGTGGACCAAAAAAATTTGCTGTTTATGTAAAAAGCAAAAAGGGAAAAATCAAAAAAGTAACATTTGGTGATCCTAAAATGCGTGTTCGTGCCAGTAGCAAGGCTCGCCGCAAGAGCTTTTCTGCCCGACATAAATGTAGTCAAAAGAAAGATCGTACAACAGCAGGTTATTGGAGTTGCAGAGCACATCGTATTCGCAGTTTGGGTACAAAAAGCAAGGGCAAATATTGGTAATATATGATTAAGCTTAAAGATTTGATTGACGAAGGTTGGGGAGGCATGCTTCAAGCACAGTTCTATTGGCTTGATAAAAATGGAAATGCGAAAAAAGTTTCAAGTCACGGAAGTTATGCTAATCTTTTATCAAAAATAGATTGGGACGATGATCAATCATATCAATATATGTTTGATCGTGGATGGGCAAGAATTTCAATAGAAGATAATTATATATTTATAAATACATCATTGACAAATCCAGTTCACGTCGATTTGACCAAATCTCAAAAAGAATGGCTTAAAACAATCCGAGATGAAATATATCCAGCGCAACATTTACAAATTGTAAACATATACCGAAGACCAATAGAAATATGATTAAGCTTAAAGATTTGATTTTAGAACATTCAAATGATATTGTTTATCACTTGACTAAAAAATCTAATTTATCCAGTATTAAGAAATACGGACTAAAACCAAATTTACCGGTTGATATGCCCACTGAAGATGAAGGTGTGTATGTATTTAAAACAAAAGAAAATGCAGAAGATGCATTGATGAATTGGTATGGAGACAGATTTGATGAAGATGAAGAATTTGTATTGTTGACCATCAAGACAGATGGATTGCAATTGTTTTCAACAATGGTAGATTGGGAATATATTTCATACACAAATATACCAGCATCCAATATTATTAAAATAGAAAATATATGATTTTATTAAAAACATTACTATTAGAAAATAATTGGCCGAATGTAATTTTGAATGATAAACATCTTTGGTATCATGGCAGAAGCATTGATAGTGACGTTTTTTCGTATGATTATGTCGGCGGCGAAAATGCATATGATCAAGAGGGGCCGGGATTTTATTTTACAAATAATTTCGAGGATGCAAAAAAATATACAAATTCAAATGGTATTATATTAAAATGTAAAATAAATTATCAAAAAATACTTATAAAAAGCCCATCATCAAATACAAAAGTTAATAAAAAAATAATTGTTGATTTAATTAATAGTAGTCCAGACAAAGATTATACACTAGAAAATTTTGATGAAAATCCAAAAATGGCAATGATTAAAGCAATAAATGCATATTTGAAATATGATTATGCGCATGACGCGTATCAAATACTTGCCCGTGATTTTTACAAATACAATCCAAAAGAATATTTACAAATATTGTCAAAATATTATGATGCTCAATTAACTGATAAAAACATAATGGATGGTAAAAAAGTATATCATTTGATTGTTTACAATCCAACATTAATTACAGTTATTGATAAAATAAAATATGAATCTTCCATTTAAAGAAATCTCATTGGGCAACAATCAATATATAAGAGAGTTTGCCGCTGATACAAATCGTGATGTTGTAGAAGAATGGCATCGGGATCGTGAAGATCGTATTGTTGAAGTAATTGAAAATACAGATTGGTTGTTTCAAATGGATAACGAATTACCAATTTTATTAAAAGAAAAATTATATATTCCCAAAGAAAACTATCATAGAGTAATTATGGGAAAAGGCAAATTAATTGTTAAGATAACCAAGCTTTAAAACTATTTATAATATATGGCAAATGCAAATATCGATCAAGATCGTGTAAGATGGCCGGGTAGCGGTAGTGCTGTGAACACTGGTAGTGTTCCGTATGGATTTTATCTCAATGAAAGCGCAACTACCGGCAGTGTTGGTTATTTTGAATATGATTGTCAAGCTGCTGCCGGTTGGGCAGCAAAACGTTTGGGTTATCCAATTGTAGATATTGAAATGATTGATGTAAATTTCTATGCATGTTTTGAAGAAGCTGTAAGTGAATATGGTGCTCAAGTAAATCAATTCAACATTCGTAATAATATGTTGAATTTACAAGGTATGCCCGTGGCAAATAATCCAAATGTTACAGGTCTAAATGTAAAAGGAAGTGCATTGCCATTTATTGTTGAATTATCAAAACAATATGGTAGTGAAGTTGGCGTCGGAGGATATGTGGAAGCAAAAAAATATGGCGTTGCAGTTACAAGTAGTGTTCAAACATATGATTTACAAGCATTAATTGGAACCGCAGTTGAAAGCGGCAGCCGTGTTGAAATTCGCAGAGTATTTCATGGCCCACCACCAGCATTTGCACGTATTTACGATCCATTCAGCATGACTGGTATGAGTTATAGTAACGTATTGAATGAAATGGGATTCGCTGGCTATAGTCCTGCTACACAATTTTTAATGACGCCGATCTTTGAAGATTTGCTTCGCGGTCAAGCAATTGAATTCAATGATATGGTACGAAAAAGCGGATACAGCTTTGAAATTATTAATAACAAATTAAAATTATTTCCTATTCCAACATATGATCATACTGTTTATGTAGAATACGTTGTAGAAAAAGATAAATATAGTACGGCATCGCTGTTTAGTAGTGGAAGTAATTATGATATTGTAAGTGATTATAGTAATGCACCTTATCAAAACGTTGTATATAAGAGCATCAACGCCGTTGGTAAACAATGGATACGAAAATATTTCTTGGCATTATGTAAAGAAACTCTTGGTCGAATTTTGCAAAAATATACAACAGTTCCGATTCCGGGTGGCGAAGTTACTCTGGACGGTGCTGAATTGCGTAGTGAAGCGACATCTGAAAAAGAAGTGTTAATGACACAATTAAGAGAAAATCTTGAAGCCAGTGGACGTGCTGCACAAATGGATGCCAAAGCAAATGAAGCTGATAAAATTCAAGAAACTCTTCGTAAAACCCCACTGTTAATTTATATTGGATAATTTATGGAACAAGAAAAAGAACCATCTAAGTTTTTGTCATACAGTACATCAATGGAATGTCCGCAATGCAAATCTAATAAATCAAAAGTCATAGATAAACGCAATGCACAAGATCACATTGTACGTCGAAGACACTGTGAAAATGGACATCGTTATACGACGATGGAATTGGACGCAAACAAACCCGGTGCAGCAAAAAAAGGAACAATTGATCCAACAAGTGATGATTTTGCAGAAAAAATGAAAAATGCACTTGTTCAGTCAATCAATTATCAAAAACTTGCAAACGCACTATATATTAGATAATTAATATGAGTTTATTTGGACGCTATTTTAGTGAACGCGATTTAAGATTGATTAATTCTGTTAATGCAGAATTGACCCGCGATATTATTCAAACTTTAGTTGTTTGTTTTAAAATCGCTGGTAATGTTACCAAAACAAACATGTATGGTGAAAGCAGTCCTAGCGAAGGCAAATCTTTTTATGATGGTATTGAGCTGACCGCATTAATTGAACGAAGTGATCCAACAACAGACGATGAAGGATTTGGTCCAGATCGGGATCAAAGCGTTGTGTTCAAATTGAGAGAAAATACTTGTGCCGATGCAAATTATTTTCCTGAAGTTGGCGATTTAATTTTATTTAATAATCGGTATCATGAAATTAATAATGTTGTTCAAGAACAATTTTTGGGTGGCCAGAGTGATAAGAGTCATAGTTTTATTTGCAATACTCATTATAGTCGTTTAAGTAAACTTAACATCATTGAAAGACAATAATTATGTCATGGCGTGGTAATACATCAAATCCAGTACCTTCGAATGTTGATGAAACAAAGAAAAATCCTTATTTTACAAATCAAGAAAATAAGGCAATGGATGTTCGTCGAGATAAAGATACACGAAAGAATTTCACAGTTACTTTAATTGATATTGACAATTCATTGATGGAATATTTACAAAATGTAATTAATCCAACAGTTGTCGATGCCGGTGCAAATATCAAAGTACCTATTCTTTATGGAAATCCCGAAAGATGGAAGGCTATTCAAAACGACGGATATTATCGTGATATAAATGGTAAAATCCAATTACCCGCAATAATGTTCAAGCGTAGCTCGTTTAGTAAAAATGAAAATTTACAAACGTTTAATAGATATTTAACATATCCAGTTATGACTAAATTTAGTGAAAAAAATCAATATACTAAATTTAGTTTGTTAAATGATACCGTTGCTCCTGTTAATCAAATACATGCCGTGACATTGCCAGATCATGTAAAAGTTGAATATGAATTTATGGTTTGGACAGAATATGTGGAGCAAATGAACGCTATTTTAGAAAAAATTAACTTTGCAAGCGAAGATTATTGGGGCGATCCACAACGATTTAAATTTAGAGTAACAATCAACGATTATAGTCATACCACAGAAGTCTCTAACGATAAAGATCGTATGGTTCGTACCTCTTTTACGCTAAGTTTGTTTGCATATTTATTGCCGGAAAGTTTTGAAGATCGCAAATCAACGGTTCAAAAACTACTGACTCCTAAAAAGATTAGTATTACGGCAGAAATTGTAAATGGAGTTGAAATGACATCGACAAATAAAAATGTTAAAGCGAATTCATATAGCAACCCAAGCAATCCTTACTATAATGTTAATAATGTTATATCATCAATTAAAGATTCGTGGACTGTTCCTAAACCTGCTATTGTAACAGAAAAATCAACAGTTGAAGGAGGCGATGTAACGACTCAAATTAGACAAAGTTATGCAGCACTCATTCAACAGACAATTAATATGGTTATCAGTGGAAGTACAACAGGAAGTGTAAATATTTGGCATAACCCACCTTCTTCACCAACCGAATATGGTGAAGAAGGTTGGATGGCATATGATGGCGATTATCATTATATATATGTTGGTGGTCGGTGGAGACGCCAAGCAATTGCAGACTTCGAATGATTAACTAAATATTAAAAAAAACCAGTTTAAATAAAAAAAAATATATTTATACTAAGATCATAGTAATATAGGAACCAAAGTAATATGCCATATCCAAATACAACAGCTTCAGTCATTGTAATTTCACAAACAAGTGCAAGTTCTGTCGGCGGCCAATTTCCATTTATTGAAAGACAGATTAGCGGTAGCAATCTATTTTTGGTAACAGATGCAAACGGCTTTTTAACCGGAAGTACAAGCATTCCCGGTGGAAGTTTTACCTCTTTAACAGTAACTGGCGCACTAACAGCAAGTATAATTAGTGCAAGTACAGCACTTACGAGTGCAGCCGCAACATTTACTGGTCCTGTAACAATGAGTTCAATGCTTAGTGCAAGCGGGGGCATTACAGCAAGTGGTATTCAAAATACAGGAACACTTACTGTTGTTGGTACGAGTACATTAGGTACAACAAATGTAACTGGATTGTTAAGTGCAAGTGGAAATATTACCGCAAGTAATATTTTTGACGCCGGTACACTGGTCGTATTGGGTAATACCATTCTTACAACGGTAACAGCAAGTAACATTAGTGCGAGTGGAAACATTAGTGCAAGTTTGTTTGTTGGCGCTCACACAGGAAGTACATTTGGTACTGCAAGTTGGGCAACCAATGCTACAACAGCTACAACTGCAAATGCGTTAAATACAGCTAATAATTATACCATTTCAGGATTGACTGTTAATGGTAACGTTAGTGCAAGTGGTACATTTACCGCAAGTAATTTTCACGTAGTTAATAATGTTGGATTTGCATCAAGTGTAACCGTTGGTGGTTCGCTATCAGTTAGTGGAAGTACCGTATTTGGAAATGACGTAACTGATACTACAACTATTAACGGTAATTTAATTAACAGTGGCAGCTTTTTCACAAGCGGTTCAATTACTGCAAGTAACATTAGTGCGAGCGGAAATATTAGTGCAAGTAACGGTTGGTTTAATAATTTGACAGTTGCAGGAACGTTAAATGCCACAGTAAGTGGTAGTATTACCAATGCAAGTAGTGCTAGTATTGCTGCAAATAATAGTACTGCAACACTACAATATATTACATTTGTTGACGGAACTGGAAATCGTCCATTGTATGTTGATCAAGATAGCTTAACATGGCAGCCAAGTACCAACACGCTGAGTAGTAGTGGTAATTTTGTTGGAGTAAATTATACAGGTTCAAGAATTACTATATCAGGTGGTACTGGTAACAGCACTGCTGTTGGTACACAAGGTATTCTTTCATCAAATGGTATTGGTGTCAGTGGCAATAGTTATTTCAATGGAGATGTTGGTATTGGTACGTCGTTAACTGTTGGTGGCATAATCTCTGGAAGCAATGCATTATGGTTAGCCGGTAATGCAACATTAGCTGGAAATAGTGCTACTGTTACTCATACTGGTACTGGTAATTTATCAATCCTTTCTAGTAATGGAAGTGTAGTGATTGAAGGTTCTACTTTTACTGGAAATGATGTAACTATACCGGGTGATCTTGCTGTAAATGGTGGCGATATCACAACAACAGCGGCCACATTTAATTTGATAACAGGCAGTGCTACAACAGTTAATTTCGCTCACAATGCATCGGCTCTTACGATTGGTGCAACGGGTAGTAGCACTATATTTAATGGCGATATTGCTGTCAACGGTGGAGATATTTCAACCACAGCATCTACATTTAATTTCTTAACAGGTAATTCTGCAACAACAACAGTAAATATGTTGTGGAACGATGCTACGCCCACACTTAGAATTAGATCTACAAAAGATGCCACTGCGCCGGGTACTGCCGCTGTTGTTGTTGATGGTGGTGTTTCTATTGCAAAAAATCTTATTGTTAGTGGTAGTACTACAATGTATGGTGATTTAACATTGATTGGTACTGGATCGATTGTTAATATTAGTAGCAGTACTGTTATTATTGGTGATAATCGTATTGCATTAAATGCATGGAGTGTTGGAAGTCCACAACGTTATGGTGGTATTGACGTTTTTGATAGTGGTAGCACTGCGTCGGTTACAAGTTCTTTGTTGTGGGATAGTTTAAATAACTATTGGTTGTTACAAACAAACAATACAGGTTCTCCTGTAACTGCAAGCAGTGCAGTTATTCTACAAGGTCCAACAAGTAGTTTTGGTAGTGAATTTTTATTGACAGTAAACAACTTCTTGAAAGTTCAAACAACAACGGGTAACATGATTACTTCAAGTTTGAGTGAAGTTGGTAACACCTTACAATATGCGGGTACAATTAGTGCGAGTGTTGTAACTGGAAGTCAAGTTTTTGGATTAACTGGATCATTTATTAATCTGGCATTACTAACTGGTAGTTCGCCGGGAGTAGGCACTCAAGTTCCTGCAAGTCCAAATGCTGCGGGATTGCCGGGACAAATTGAAGTTGACAACAACTTTATTTACGTTTATACGAATAATATTTGGAAACGTGTTCCTGTTAGTGTTTGGTCATTATAATGTTTTGTGAATTAACAAACCCCGATATGTTTCATACATATCGGGTTTTTATATTTATACAAATGTTATTTTTTATATATTTATAATCATATCTATTTAAAGTATGCCTATTGGATCGACAGTTGTCTATAATGCAGGTGATCTTATTTTATCAACAGTAAGCTCATCGGGTAATACATTTCAAGAAAATAAAATTGCTGCGGCAACAAGTAGTATTATTTTATTTAATTCCAATGGTCTTATCAGTTCTCAATCATTAAATTCAACAACTGTTGGGACTGCTAGTTTTTTAAACGCCACAAATGCAGTTGTAACCAATTTAACAGCAAGTAACATTGATAATACTTATTTATTTAATGATTATACAATTGAAAAATATGGATTTACTGATGTTGCTAAAGGTCGAACACCAACTATAACAGCAGGTTCTTTATTCTCAGGAGGACCAACATATAGAAATATTACTTCCTATTGGACGATTCCGACATCCTCAATTACATCTCCGTTTCCAACGATGAGTATTGATTTTGGATCATCTATATTACAATGTCAATACGTTACATTTGGTACATGGTATAAAGTTGATACGTCACAAATTCCTTATTCCTATCGAATTGAATATTCTACAGACAATGTTAATTGGACTTTGGCTGCGAGTTCTTCTACAAATACGGATACTGCACCGGTACATAGTTTAGGGGCCGCGCCAACAATACGTTATATTCGTTTAATTGTTTTATCTGGACAAACCAGTGCAAGCGTACCAAATGGATATAATTCTCAAGTTAGTGCGTTTAGAGTATATTCTTTTGCTGGCTCTTATACTAGCGATAATATATGGGCACAGCGCGGAGATGGCGCCGTAGCATATACAGCTTTTAATGGTAATATAGGTATTGGAACAATTTCTCCAACCGCTACGCTTACTGTTAGTGGCAGCATTAGCGCAAGTAATTCATATACATTAACGACGGTCGGAATTGGTTCAAATTTGATAGTTGGAACTACCGGAACATTTGGTCAAGGATTAACGGTTGGCGGTAATATTAGTGCAAGCGGTAATATTAGTTCTAGTGTATTCGTAGGACCACATACCGGAAGCACGTTTGGTACTGCAAGTTGGGCGCAAAGTGCAAGTTTTGCAACAACTGCAAGTTTTGTAAATATAAGTGCATTAAATGCATTTGTTCAAGGCGGAAATAGTTTTGGTGCAACTGCTACACTTGGAACCAATGATGCAAATAGTTTGGTACTGGAAACAAACGGTACACCACAATTAACAATTAATAGTGGTGGTAAATTTGGAATGGGTACATCTCCAGTAGCGACAGTGAAATTAGCTTTAAGCGATAGTCACTTAGGTGCGCTAGGATCATCATCACTTTATCTTTCAACTACACAAAATGCGTCTGCAATTGGAAATAATTCTAATACACAGGGTATAAGCAATGAATATTTTATAATAGGAAATACAAGTGGGTCAAATCAAATACAGGGAATTTTTAATAATACATACATAACGGCAACTGGAACTCAAACCGCAAGTGTACGTAGTTTAAGAAATAATATTAGTATTAACAGTCCTGTGACTATGAGTTCTAATAGTTCGATTGTCAATGGATTATTTTTGAATCAATTCAATATGCCAGATGGAGCATCATCTGTGAGTATTCCTGATTATAGAATTATCAATACTAATTTGTCCGCTATTGGATCATTTGTACCATCTGGTAGTATATCAAATTTTTATGATATTTTGGCGGGGGGCATGGATTCGACTATTGGTAGTGCTTTATCAGTATCAAATGCCTACGGTGTTTTTATTTCTAGTCGTCGTCAAAGTGGAGGAAGTGTTACAAATAGTTGGGGCGTATATCAAGTAGGAACAAACGATAATAATTATTTCGCAGGCAATGTTGGTATTGGAATTACAAATCCAACAAATGATTTGGCGATTGCTGGAACTGTCAGCGCGAGTGCAATCACAGCAAGTACCATTAGTGCAAGTAATTTAAATGTATTAACAACTGTTGGTATTGGATCAAACTTAATAGTAGGAACAAATGCTACATTTGGGCAAGACATAACAGTTGGTACTAACATTAGTGCGAGCGGAAATATTAGTGCTAGTACATCATGGGTTGGTCGCTCATCAGTGTTTGGATTATCTAATCCGGCGGCAAGTTTAGAGGTTATTGGTCCGGCTAATATTAGTGGAACATTTGCAGTTTTGGCATCTAGCGGTGATAATACAGCATCTGTATTTACTGTTTACGGTGATAATAATCCACGAACACCGAGATTTACAATCAGTAGAGCTGGTAATGTCGGAATTGGTACAACTAATCCTGAAAACAGATTGGATGTTGTTGGAAATATTAGTGCAAGTGCCATTACAGCAAGCACTATAAATTCACAAGGCAATATATTTGGTATTCGTTCAACAACACATCCATTATACTTGTATGATAATGCAACAAATATAATCATTGCAAGAATAACTAACAATACACCGGGAGTTGGATCATCCACTGATTTTATTTTACGAAGTGGATCAACGGACGTAGTTCGGTTAAGTACTTTACAATCAAGTTATTTAAATGGTGGAAATGTTGGTATTGGAACTGCGGCTCCACTTGCAAATTTGCATGTATATACTGGATCAACTGGCCCAACAAGTACACATCAAGTTGAATTTTCAAGTGCAGGTTCTAAAAGAATATTATTTTTAACAAATGCGGGTGGCGCTTCTTATAATCCAATTGTTGCAAGTGGTGACAGTGGAATTATATTTGCAAGTGGATCGATAAGTAGTAGTCAATGTTTTTTCATTGCACCTTGGAATTCGACAGCAACTGGTATTACTATAAGTGGTAGTGGTCAAGTTGGGATTGGTACAAGTGATCCTCGGGGAACATTGCATGTAGTTGGAAATATTACTGCAAGTAGTATTACTGCAAGCTTGCAAGGCACAAGTAGCTGGGCCACAAATAGTTTGACTGCAAGTTTTGTAAATATAAGTGCATTAAATGCATTTGTTCAAGGTGGAAATAGTTTTGGTACAACAGCGACATTGGGGACAAATGATAATAATAATTTAATTTTTAGAACAAGTGGATCGTCAAGAGCAACTATTACCAATGATGGCAAATTTATCATCGGTGGAACCGGAAATGGTGATGGTGATTTGACCATTGCTGATGCAAAAACATTATCAATTGGAAACAAAACTGGATATCACAACATATATCTTCAAAAACCGCTTGTTATTGATACAAACTATCAGCGATTACATTTTGGTACTCGTTGGTATTGGGATTTTGCAAACAATATATGGACTTCTTCAATTTCACCAAATACTGATAATCCTGATTGGACAGCAATTGATACATTATCCAATTATTTTAGTTTTAAAGTTGGTAGTATTACTGGAAGTACAACATCACTTAATACATCAAGTTATAATGCAGCCGAACGTGTTCGTATAACAACCTCTGGAATACAATTATTTAATAGCGGATCAGACACAGAATTGAGAATTGTCACCAATGATGATATATCAGATCCTAAAATTACATTTTATAGTGGATCGGATGCAATGTGGGTTGCAGGGGTTGATGATAGTGATGGCAATAAATTTAAAATTAATCAAGGACTGTTGTTGGCTAGTAGTAATGTTATTACCGTTACAACAGGTAGTAACGTTGGTATTGGAACAACAGTTCCTGTAAACAGATTAGACGTTAGTGGAAATATTAGTTGTAGTACTATCACTGCAAGTTTACTTGGTACAAGTAGTTGGTCAACTAATGCAAATACTGCTAGTTATTTGACTCCAGCAAATAGTTATCAAATTACTAATCTAACTGCAAGTGGAGAAATAATTTATCGAAATGCTGTATTATTAGATTTTGGTTCTTCTACCATGCCTACAACTATTAGTGTTGTATTACAAAACGCCACTGGTAGTTATAACGCTGCATTTTTTGATTATGCAATTTTTAGTGCAAGCAATTCTCGCGCAGGTACAATTGTAAGTACATGGAATAGCGGATCAATTGTTTATAACGAAACATGCACAACAGATATTGGTGCCACAAGCGCAATATCGATGGCAGTTGTATTAAGTGCCGGTAATGTTCAATTAATGGCATCTGGTAGTGTAACAAATTGGAATATTAAAGCATCTGGAAGATATATATAACAATAGTAACAACAATAATAACATATTGTTTTTCTGGAGAGTGAAGGAAAAATAAATTATGAGTAATGAATTCGTAGTAAAAAATGGGCTTATAAGCCAAGGTAATATCACCGGCACAGGTAGTCTGGTGGTTTCTCAAAATATAACTGCAAGCAATATCACAGCTAGTGGTATTTCAACCGCAAATGGATATGTAGTAATTGGTGAAGATATTGCCTTTCCTCAATCAAGAGATAGTTATTATGCTGGTTATTCGGGAAATCCTGCTGCGGGTCCATCAAGTGTAATTGAAATGATGCAAGCATTGTCAAATGCAATAGGTGTAAATGATCCATTAAGATTTAGAACGATTTCATCTCCCGAATATTACAGTGCAAGTGCTTGGCATACTGATACAACTCCACCACCATATGGAAGATTATTTGATGGAAACGCAAACAGTACCGTTGATCTTATTACACAAGCTGAAAGTCAAAGTTTTGAAAAAACAATAAAAAGATTTGTAATTAGTTTTCCACAATATTCCCGTCCAAATTTTGTAATGCTTCAAAGTGATTTTCAAAATAATTTTTATGGATATGGTGTGCAGATTGAGAAGCAAAGTGCGAGTGTATGGTTGCCAGCAGTAAGTGGTAGCCAAAATATGGCAAATGGAAGTGCTAGAGTAATGGCATTTCAACTTGGTGATTTATTTAACGCGGATGCATTGCGGTTTACTTTTACGGCAAGTGCAGCACTGGTCATAAATGGTGGTATTAGTGGATCTCTTCGATTAAATTCAATACGAAGTTTTGGAAATCAAAATTATAGTTCAACGATTCCAGTTTATACAAATAGTGGATCTCAATTAATTTCTAATAATAACGTTGGTATCGGTAGTGTAGCACCTAGAAATCGTTTGGATGTGGCTGGTAACATTAGCGCAAGTGCAATTACAGCGTCAGCTATAAGCGCAAGTAATTTAAATGTATTAACGTCGGTTGGTATTGGATCAAATTTGATCGTTGGAACCAATGCAACAATTGGTACTAGTTTAACTGTTGGTACTAATATCAGTGCAAGTGGAAATATTAGTGCTAGTGTATTTGTTGGCCCTCATACTGGCAGTACCTTTGGTACTGCAAGCTGGGCACAAAGTGCAAGTAATGCAGTTAGTTCACAAACTGCGTCATTTCTTCCAGTTGGAACATACAACATAACAAGTAGCTTGGCAACAAATAGTATTAGTTCATCCTATTTTAGTGGGAGCGTATTGAGTGCAAGTAACGCATTTGTTAGTGGTACGCTATCAGTAAATGGACAAATTGTTGCAACAGCATTTAGTTCTAGTACAATTTATATTACCGCAAGCTCATTGATCGTTGGAGATAATATTATTACTTTAAATGCCGCAACACCAGCACTCCGTTATGCTGGTATCGAAGCATACGACAGTGGAAGCTCAACATTAACTAGTTTATTATGGGATAGTCAAAATAACTATTTTTTTGTTAGCAGTAGTCAGGCAAATGCAAGTCGTCAGATCATACTTGGTCCAACTGGCGAAACTGCGTTGTCTGAAAATTACATTCCATTAATTAGTGGAAGTAACAATATTAGCTCAAGTGTAATTTATCAAAATTCCGGTAACATTGCTATAGGTACAACTGTGCCAACTGGATCGTTAACTGTTGAGAATTCTACGTCTACAATTCCTATTTTATCATTGGGTGGAGGTGAAGCTTTACTTGATGTTGCGGATTTATATGTTTTAAATTCATTCAATACCTCTAGCGGTGTTGGATTTGGTGCTAAAGTTATTGGTATAAATATATCTTCATCATTAGATGCAAGCAATATACCAATACAAAGAACAGTTTGGAGTGGCGTAAATTCAGCAACTGCAATTGTACTATCCGCAGACGATCCGGGTGGTGGGCCGCAAGATAATGCATTTCAAATCTGGACATCCAATGGTGGATCAGCAGGTACAGCATTAACTCAAAAATTCTCACTAACCGCAGAAGGTAATGCTGGTATTGGAACAACATCTCCTGTCAATAGACTAGATGTTGCCGGAAATATTAGTGCCAGTGCTATTACTGCAAGTAATTTTTTGGGTACATCAAGCTGGGCAACTAATACCGTCAGTGCAAGTTATTTGATTCCGACTAACAATTATCAAATTGCTACTCTGACAGCAAGTAATATTAGTGCTAGTGGAACTGGATTGTTTAATAGCGTTGGCATTGGAACAACAAATCCTCGGGGAGGTGGGCTGCACGTAAATACAGTTAATGGATCTGCTGCAAATGAATACTCCGCGTTGGTTATTTCGGCAAATGTAAGTTCTTCAAGAGGAATAAACATTGCATATGATGCAACAAATGACGTTGGTATTATAACTGCGCTTCATGCTGGAACAGGATGGAAAAACATAACGTTGCAACCAGTTAGCGGTCAGGTTGGTATCGGTGTTGTCGCTCCGGTAAACAAACTAGATGTTGGTGGTAATATTAGTTGCAGTATTATTACTGCATCGTTATTTAGTGGAAGTCATAGCGGCAGTACCTTTGGTACTGCAAGCTGGGCACAAAGTTCAAGTAATGCAGTTAGTTCAAGTATTGCTACAACCGCTGTCAGTGCAAATGCGCTAAACACAGCTAATAGTTACACGATTGTAAATTTAACTGCAAGTAATATTAGTGCAAGCGGTAATGTGACTGCGAGTAATTTGTATGCACTTACAACAGTTGGCATTGGATCAAATTTAATAGTAGGTACTAACATAACAGTGGGTGGCAGCACCGAACTCGGAAATGCACTTACTGATACAGTGACTATCTCAGGCAGTGTAATTCAAACAGGAAGTTTTACGACAGCAGGTTCAATCACCGTTGGTGCCAATATTAGTGCAAGTGGAAACATAAGCGCAAGTGTATTCAGCGGTCCACATACTGGTAGTACTTTTGGTACTGCAAGTTGGGCAACAAATAGTTTAACAGCAAGTAGTATTGCTTCTACAAGCAATGCATTTGTTCAAGGTGGAAATAGTTTTGGTACAACTGCCGCACTCGGAACCAATGATGCAAATAATTTAGCATTTGAAACAAATGGAACCACTAGAATGACAATTGGAAGTGGTGGTCAAATTGGTATTGATAGAGGTGTAAGTGGACTTTATAAAGTAGGAATTGCTGATACTCAACTTTCATCAAATAGCTCTTCATCTCTTTATATTATTACCACACATCCACAAACAAGTGGTTCGGCCACAAGCAATAACACTTCAACTATTCAAACAATATATTCGGTAACAGAATATACCGGTAGTAATGATCTACAAAATCAATGTATTTTCAATCAATTACAAATGAATGGCACTGGTAGTGCAAGTGGTAGTTATCGAGCACTGCGTAATGGTTTATTGCTTGGAAACTCTGTCGCGTTGGCTACAAATAGTAGTTTTGTTAATACAAATTGTACAAACCAAGTCAGTCCAAATATTGCATCATTCAGTGTTCCGACTTGGGTTGCGGGAACAAATACATCTATCGATTTGATCATTGGCAATTCAACAGGTAGTATTACAAATGTGTACCATCATTTAATTAATTCTCCATTTTCAATTGGTCTAGGTGGTATAACTGTTACAAATGCAGTTGGTGTATACATTTCAAAACAAAGAACCACAGGTATTGTCACAAACGGTTATGGTATTTATCAAGTTGATACTGGTGATTTAAATATATTCGCTGGTAGAACCCGTATTGGCAGCACAACAGCACCAGTTAATGCGTTGGATGTTTCAGGTAATATTAGTGCCAGCGTTATTACTGCTTCTTTGTTTACCGGAAGTGTAAGTGGAAGTTTGTTTGGTACTGCAAGTTGGGCACAAAGTGCAAGTAATGCAGTTAGTTCACAAACTGCATCATTTCTGACAATTACTAATAATTATCAAGTTAACAATTTCACTGCAAGTAATATAAATGTTACAAGTACTGGTAGTTTTGGTTATGTTGGTATAGGCACAACCAATCCCGGTACTGTATTGGATGTTGTTAATCCTCTAACTTCTTTAACAAATCAACCAGCAATTAGCGGAAGATTTTCATCCAATGTGGATGGTCGTAATTTAATACGTGTTGTTAATACTAACCCTAATGCAGTTGCGGCAGCAACAAATGCCGGTATTTCATTTGTTGCGTATTCAAACACCAGTGTACAACCATTTACTTCATCACATGAAGCGCAAATATTATTAGGTGCTACAAGTGCTGGGGGTGATTTAAAAATTATTGCACCAATAGGAATGTCTTTTAATGTTAGTGCGTCTAACGTTGTAATGACAGGTAGTAGTTATGCTAACTATGGCAACACTGCAATGACTATTGCATCCACTGGCAACGTAGGTATAAGTTCTACTGCACCAGTAAACAAACTTGATGTTGCGGGTAATATTAGTGCTAGTGTAATTACCGCTTCACTGTTTAGTGGTAGTGTCAGTGGAAGTGTATTTGGTACTTCAAGTTGGGCGTCAACTGCAACCACTGCAAATGCATTAAACACAGCAAACACATATACTGTTTCTGGATTAAATATCAATACTGGTAATTTAACAATGGGCAGTGGTACAGAAATCTTGTTGGCTGATGGCGATCAAACCACCCCCGGATTAGCATTTAATGCAGACGCCAATACTGGTATTTATAGAGTAGCTAATGATACAATTGGATTTACAACAAACGGTACATTAAAATTAGATATTAATTCTAATGATATTAGTTCTAGTATACCTATCTCTGCAAGTCTCTTTGTAGGACCACTTACTGGAAGTACCTTTGGTACATCAAGCTGGGCAAGTAACGCAAACACTGCTAGTTATTTGACAATCGAAAACAGTTATCAAATTAATAATTTGACTGCAAGTGCAATAAGCGCAAGTAATTTTATGTCTGCTAGTAATGTTTGGTTTGGTAACAGCATGGTATTTGTT